GATGTGGACGATAGCGACTACTGGAACGCCACAGAAGGCAATGCAAAACGTGCGCTGTACGGACTGCTGGCGTTTGCAAAAATGCGCCCGGATGGTGTATGGGAAGGTGATTGAAGGGAGAAAGGGCAATGCCGATATATGAAGTCGCTTTATGTATCGTTTTGACAACGATGGTGGGTATATTGTTTGTATCGCCTATTTATCTGTTTGAGAAATATATCCTTTGGGAAAGTTTAGACAAATATATTGATAGCATCGTTATCAAGGTTGATGCTTGTGCGGTTATCAATGTTGTTATTTTCTTAATTGGATGTGTAGTCGTTTTTACTACTGCGGGGTATAAAAATGGCTAACACCATTTGGCATCCAGCAAGCGAACAGCCACGAGAGCGGACGCAACCTTTGTTGCTTGCAACTAAGAGAACGTGGCGTGATAAAAATGGAAAAATGTTGCAAGGCTTCTCGCCGACAGCGTACTTTCTAGGCTGTTACGCAGACGGTCAGTTCTGGGATGAGATAGGCGAGAGACTGCCGGAAGATGTGACGGTGACGCATTGGATGGCGTTTCCGATGGTGTAGGAGGGCTAAACATGACAAACAAGAAGTTTGGCATCATCGTTATGGACTTGAGCCTTTTTGACTTTGGGCCGAAGCCGCCTTGTGGGTACATCAAGGCAAAACATATCAGACCAGCGTACGGCAAAGGCGCAAGGCCTGTAAAGGCGCATAAGCGAATCACGAGAACGAGAGAGGGATTTAGAAAATGACAGAGCTCAAGAGATGCCCGTTCTGCGGTGGAGAAGTGGCTATTGCAGAGACAGGAACTGACATAAAGAAGTGGATGTTTATTTCGAGAGCGCACGGAGAAAACAAATGCACTTGCCGTGTTTTTATGGAAAGTGGGGAGTATTGGCTTGATTGCTCCGAAAAGGATAAAGCAAGAATTAAGGCCGACCTTATCGAAGCATGGAACAAACGCTACAAAGAGGACTGAATATGGAGCAGGAACACAAGCCGAGAACATCAATGATTCTTCTGTTGGAACACGTTCATGCGATGGATGAACTGACAGATGAGGAATTCGGAACATTCGTCCGCAACTATGCACAGTATGTTGAGACTGGGCTTGAGCCAGCATACGACAACGACCGTGCTATGCGGATGCTCTGGAAAGTTGTTAAGGCGTTTGATGATATGAATGCACAGAAAAGACAGGAGCGAATTGAGAAAAACAGACGGAGCGCAAATAAGCGTTGGAACGATGAAAAATGCAAGTGCATACAAACGCATACTAATGATGCAAACGCATACGCTGGTATGCAAAATATGCAAATGAATGCAAACGATGCCTTATCTGTATCTGATACTGATTCTGTATCTGAATCTGATAAAAAAGAAAAATGTGAAAAGAAAAATGCCAACGAAGTCAAACGCTTCAAAGCTCCAACTATCGAGCAAGCCAAAGAATACTTTGCGAACAAGGGTTACATGGAATCAGAAGCAGAGCGGTTTGTTGACCACTTCACGGCAAATGGCTGGAAGGTCGGCAAGTCACCCATGAAGGACTGGAAAGCTGCTGCACGGAACTGGATGCGTAACGTGAAGGACTGGAACGGTGGCTATCAGCAGACAATGGCTGAATTGCCTGACGAGGGAGACTTTCTACGGTGAATATTAAAAATCAGACCCAATATATCCTGCTGGGGGCAGTTCTTACGTTTTCTGAGTATGCCGATGTGCTGCAAGACCTTAAAATCGACGATTTCTGTCTTGAACTGCGTGATACATTCGCTGCTATTCGTGGCTATTGGGAACACAACGACAAGTGGAACCCGGTAGAAGTTATGGGGCGGTACGATAACTGCAAGAAAGCAATGGGCGAATGCCTGGATGCCTTTGGCGCAGAGTTTATCCGCAACGTCACCCACGACATGATGCTTGGATGGGCTAGAATCATCAAGGAACAGGCAGCATTGTCCAGAGCCAGAGAGATTGCGTTCCAGATTGTTGATGGTTCGACCAGATACGCAGACTTGACAGGCATTTATGAGCAGCTGGGCGAAGCTATCAACCTGCACAACGAGAGAAACGATTTCATCCCGATGTGTGACGGCATAGACAATTACATCCGCAGACTTGATGATAAGCCGGAGTATATCAGCACAGGGCTTAGAGTGCTGGATAACAACTTGCATCTTGTGCCGGGAAACTTCGTTGTGATCGGCGGCAGACCCAGCGCAGGTAAAACCGCACTATCCTTGCAGCTTGCCTGTGAAATAGCAAAGAACGGACGCAAGGTAGCATATTTTAGCCTAGAGACCGACCCAGACACGCTCTATGCCCGTATTATTGCAAACCAGCTAGGCGTACCGCTGCACACGGTCAAAAATAAGACCGTCAGCATTAACGAGCTTGACCGACTGGCAGCTATCAAGAAATATCCGCTGTTCGTCCGTTCTGCCGCTGGTAAGAGCGTTGGGTGGATTAGAACGCAGTCCATCAGGATGCAGGCAAAAGTGGTGTTCATCGACTATTTGCAGCTTATCCATCAAGCCGGAGCGAAAGACAGATACAGTGCCGTCACGGAAATCAGCATGGCGCTGCACGAGTTTGCACAGTCCACAGGAACACTGGTGGTGGCACTTGCACAGCTCAATCGAGAGACCGCAAGAACAGGTATCCCGCCAACTGCCGCAGACCTGCGAGAGAGCGGGCAGATCGAGCAGGACGCAGATGCAATCATCCTACTGGCGCAGAACGTGACAACGAAAAAGCGGCCGGAGCAGCATTATCATTTTGCGCTTGAAAAGAACAAAGAGGGCAACGTGGGGTCACTAGACATCACGTTCCAGATGGAAACACAGCAGTTCAAAGAATGCGTGTGGATGTAACGAGAGGAGAATAAACATGAAATACTACCGAAAGAAACCAGTTGTTATCGAAGCATTCAAGCTCAATGCACAAGGACTTGTTGGAGCAGATTGGTTCTGGGACGCAGTAAGTAGCAATGATATTATCACGCATGACTTCGGAAAGTTTTACGATGGACCTGCGTGGTGCGAGATTAAAACGCTTAAAGGAACTATGATTGCGAGGACTGGCGATTATATCATTCGTGGCGTAAATGGCGAAATCTACCCGTGCAAACCTGACATTTTCGAGAAAGCATACGAAGCGATTGAGTGATAGTAGCCTAGCATCGCTTCTGCACTCGTATCGTCACAGTAGAATAGGCAAGAAAAACAGATAACAGGGTTTGGGCGATAAAGTTACCGTCTGAACCCCATAAATATTTTTTATCAATCAACAAACGGAGGAAAACGACTATGAAAAAGATTTTGACCGTATGTGTATCCGCTCTGGCGGGCATTATGCTGATGACTGGATGCAACAAACAGGTGGTCGACTTGACATACAGCTACTCGTACGCACAGCTGAAAATGCCTGATGGAACGATTGTCGAGGGCAAGCTGAATAGTTGGGACGATTACGAGGGCGACCAGCTGCAAGTAAAGATTGACGGCGTGACCTATCTGGTTCATTCGTCCAACGTTGTCTTGCGGCATTGAAAGCGAATACGGAATCTAAGTGTATGGGCTGTCAGCAATGGCAGCCTTTTGCATATACGCGCACAGAAGCCCTACAAGCGCTTTTAGTGTCAGACGGCAAAACTTATCGACTGAATACAGAAAACGGCTCTGGCACAGCTATACGGGTCTGTAAGCGCATTGTAGAGGTCTACGACTATTGCAGGAGGAGAAAATGGAATACATGACAGCCGATACAAAGGTCAATGGGTACATGGTCTACCCTCGATTCCTCTCGACTATTGACGTTAGCCCAACAGAGAAAATTGTTTACGTTTACCTGTTCAATCGTGCAAGGTCGTCACAGAGGGCAAGCAGAAGCGGAAAGTTTGCTGACCAACTAGGGCGAGTATATATCGTGTATCCCATCAAAGACCTTGCTGCCGATACTGGATTCACGGAACGATGGGTCAAGAAGTCTCTGAAAGAGCTGGAAGAAGCCGGATTGATCGAGCGCAAGCGTGAAGGGAAGAACAAGCCCGATAAGATATACGTCAAAGTGCCGGAAGAATCGTCAAAGAGCGAAAAGGGAGGTGAACAATCATTCACCTCTGAGGGGAACGATGCTTCACCTGTGAGGGGAACAATCGTTCACCTCCTTAATATAGAAGAAAAGAAAAGAAAAAAAGTTATTAAGAAAGCGGGCGACCCGCCCGATGGGAACGCCAGCACGCCGGACTTCGAGGATGTGAGCGAGTATTTTTTGGATGCTGGATGTGAGAACAGGCTTGCCAGCAGGTTTATGAACTACTATGAGGGAACAGGTTGGGCGACCAAGACCGGAAAGCCTATCACCAACTGGAAGGCTTTTGCTGATATGTGGATTGACAAGGAACAGGAGAAGCAGCAGTACAGCGAACCAGAGTTCAATCGCCTGTAAAGGTTCTTTCACCCTACAACCCTCTATCTCCAAAGCTACACCGTTAGCCAGCAGAGCAAACCGTAGGCGAGAACCGGCGTGAGGTTCGGACTGGTGGATGGTCTGCGACTATTCCAGACATGGAGAATTGAACTCTGTTTGCGATTGGCTGAATATGTAAAAATGTTGCATAGCGGTATGAACGGTTGGTTACAGATTGAAAGCAACTGACCAGCCGGATAGTCTTATTGTATAGTTAAAAATATTGAGGTATTTGCCGAATGGATAATACTAGTTGGTTGGTATGATATAATTGTGGTTGTTAGTAATTAAATCGGAGAAGAACGAACCGAATCGGATGGTACGACTATTCTAGCGGAATAATGGTTAAAAAGATTGAGTAATTATCTGCGACTATTATAATAAGTACGATTGTTAAAGATTTTGATGTAATGTGATTGGGATTAAAATTGACATGTGTCAAGACACATATTGATTTTTGGGGGGTCTGATGACTTAGCGACTATCGCACCTCTCTTTTCCTAAAAGGCAAACGACTATTTCACACAAAAAATACACAACTATTTGACGATGGTTCGCAAGAAAACGCTATGACTATTACTCTACGACTATCAGCGGACTTCTCGTTACTATACTATATATAGGACTTTCAAAAGTTAGTTGTCTGACGACTTTACGACTATTCCACGACTATTTTATTGGAGAAACTGCGACTATTGGCTACGACTATTCCAGAAGCTGCTACGACTATTTCAGCCGGGACGCTGCGACTATTGCTGACCTCTATTGGCTATCGGGCGAAAGCCCGAAAAGAGCTGCTGCGAGAGCAGCCAGTGGTTCCGCGCCGCCCGCCGCGCCCCCTGCTACTGGACTGCCCCGCCGGGTGGAGCGTGTCAGCCGGTGCGCCCTAACTGCTGACCGGTGCCAGATCACAAGCCGCCGGGCTAACCCCTGCACCGGATGCAAGCCGGATGCACTGGCCGCGCCGCCGCTGGCATGGTCTGCGGTATGTTGCGCCGTCTGGCATGGATCCATAACAGGGACGCACCCTTATATACCTTATTATAATAGGGAGGCTGTTCTGAGCTGTGCAGCTTCCGGCGTGGCGCAGGCGGTATATAGGCGGCTTGTTTGGCTGCTGTATTGTGTGCGCTGGAATGGGTAAAATCAGCGGAAACACCGCCGTAAAGCCCTATAAACGCTTTTGGTGTTGTGGCGGTATAATTGCATGGACGGAAGAAAAGCCACTGTAAACGCTTGCGCGTGGCTGATACGTTGCCGGACAAAAAAGAAAAGCCCTGCACCCCCATCAGATGCAAGGCAAAAGAAAAGCCCCGCCAGCATGGGCGGGGTTGAAATGGGGAGCGGGTCAACGTTGCTTGCGCCAGATGTTATAATTGGAGGCGGTCATAATCATATAGCCGCCGTCAACCTTGACAACAACACAGTCACCGGGGCAAGCCTTGCGTGCATAGTAACGGGTGGTATACAGTCCGGTCATGGGGTCAATGCCCTTAATAGTGGTAGCAGTCATTATATAGCCCTCCTCACTTGCTCGCCTTGAATAAGGCGCTGAAAAACCAAAAAATGAACAGGATACAAGATAATATCACTTGTCGCACCCCCTCATACAACGCAGAACCGCTTATAAACGGTCTTTTTGCTGCACTCTGCATAAATATCCGGGTGCGCTGCCTGCAAAAGCTTGCTATCAAGTCGGACGCTTTGCACGTCTTTATAAATGGCCTTTGCGGTGCCCTGCACCATTTCGGGCGCACCGTGCATCATGGCGATAATGTCCGCTTTAATGCTCTCGTTCATCGCTTCAAGCTCTTCTAACAGCCGCTTGTTTTCCCTGTACTCGTTCACCTTTTCTTCAAACAACGTCATTTTTTAGCCCTCCATTTCTTTTTTATATTTCAAAATGTCCTCACGGGTCAGCCATTCCGGCTTTTCTCCGATGCTATCATATAAATACAGCATATTGGCGATATGGTCGGCCACATTACCGGCCCACAAATATTTTTCGTGGCGGGCTCCGAATCCCAAAAAATACTCGCAATCAATGCGCATACGGTCAAGCAAACAATATTTTCTCTCTGAATCGAGCGAATCAAGATATTTTTTATTTTTCATTTCTGCCCCTCCTTATTAGCTATTAAGAAATACCAGCATAACCAACGCCCCGGAAATCATGCCGCCCACGTACCAGAGGGCTGCCCACTGGGAAAAGTCAAGAGTAATCATTGCTTGCACCTCCTATTACATAACCTGGAACAGTGCAGACGTGCGGGCGGTGACGGCATACAGTTTGCCGGTGGTGTTGCCCTTGACCAGTACGCCCGTAACACCGTAAATGCCGGTGCTGTATGCGATGCACTCAAACCCGCATTCTGCAACGCGAATTGCGTCAATCTCCGAAAAGCTCTTTTTGGTCAAGTCGGTTGCGGCGTTGGTGGTAACATAACGGCGAATATCTTTCAATGTGGTCTTCATGGTTTTGTCCTCCTGTTTTGGTGTATTGTGGTTGTAGTCCATATTTATCTGGACTGATTATATTATATCCATATATATATGGATTGTCAATGCTTTCAGCAAAATATATCCATATAAATATGGATAAAATAAAGCGTCCGAAATTGTACACTTTGCCGGACACATTGCAGGCAGTCCAGCATCCGCCGCCGTCCCGATCTCCCTGCGCAGCGTGTCCAGCGTTTGGGCGTGTGTGTCGGTGCGTGGCTTGCTGTGGGCGGTCTGGCTTGCATCTGGCACGGTCTGCGCTGCTGCCTGTGCTGTGCAGTCTGTCCGGGTGCGCTGGGGCCACCTGGGGGGAATTGGGCCAGAGGCCCGGGTGGGGGTGGTGAGTCCCGTCTCCTCCGACCAAAATAAAAAAGGCACTTTCTTTGCCAATACCCACCCCACCTTCACAAAACGACGCCCATCCGATTGTGCAAGTCTCCAAAAATTCCGAAAAATACAAAAAGACCCCTCTTCCGGTCTAATCTGTGCTATACTTGACCGTAAGAAAGGGGCATTGTGAAATGGCAAAACTCGTAAAGTGTAAACACTGCGGCGCAAGGATAGCGGCTACCGCTAAAACTTGTCCACAGTGTGGTGGAGAGAATACACCGCCAAAGCCAGCTTATAAGCGGCTGTGGTTCAAAATCCTTATGGTAATGTTCGTATTGGCTTTTATTATGGATTTGATAAGCCCTCGTAACAAAACAAATACTGCGGCTAGCTCTGAAAGCAAAAAACCAACATCATCCGTTGCATCATCTGCAAAGGCAGAATCCGAAAGTTCGTCTGCTACTTCGGAAGAACCTGTGAAAGAGGACGACTCTTTTATTCTAGTTGATGAAGTTCTTGGCGATTACGGAAAAGAAGAAACGAACAAGAGTGGTTATAAATATATCTGGTACATGGTTCCGGCTGGCACATACGAAGTTGAGAATCAAAACAAAGAAGCTACAGTATTTGTGGTGTCTGATGCAAACTCTGATGATGTGAGCGACGTGCTTAAATTTGAAAAAGCTGGTGAAAGGCAGAATGTTACCGTTAAAGACGGTTATCATATCGAACTTTCGATTAGCACGGAAATTCTATTAACGCCAGTTAAATAAATGGAGAAATGCAAAATGAGCTTTATAGGAGCAATAGGAGCCATCGCAGACCTTGTAGAAGGATAATCACATAACACAAAAAGCCAGCGGCTAGATGTTCTCTAACCACTGGCTTTTCTTATAGGCTGTTTACTTCACGATTTCAGCGTGATAGGGATGATACTCAACATTGGGCAAGGGCATCCAATACTTCACATCGTGCATGATGCACTTGTTGTCCCGGAGCAGAACCGGCTCGATCTCGCCGTTTTCGTCCGGTTCAAAGGAAAGCTGACCGCTATCGACAACCTTTCCGTCACAAGCGATAACAGGCTCGTGGACGCACTCGCCGTAGTCAACGGTGCGCCAGAGTTTCAGCATGGTCTCGAAAGCGTAGTTGAGGTATTCCCCCATATCCTGAATCTTATCTGCGGTAAGCATAGTTGTTCTCCTTTCACATGGGCATCTGGGTCTGGCCGTTCGTGACCTGAACCAACATAACGGAGTTCGCACACGGTCTCCACTTCTTGATGTACTCGACAGCTTCATCAAACCTCTTCTTCGGCACGTTATTTCTGCTGTTTACATTGAACCAGTCCTGAATGTCCCGGTTGCATTCCATGAACAACTTCTGAGAGACGCTACGGCTCTTGTAGGCCGGGCTATCCATGCCGCCAAGAGCGTTGATGACCACCGTGTTCACGACACGCTTCAACACACGCTGCTGGTTGTAGTCGATGGTCATAGTATTCTCAAGAGCGGAAATACGCTGCTCCTGTTTCATGGTGCGCTGGTCAATCACAAGGATTGCTTGCAGTTCCTTAGAAAGCCCTGCGAACTGGTTGACGGACACGTTTTTCTCAAGGTCAATCAGCTTCTGGCGAATCTCCATACCCTCAGGTGTCCGCTGAATCATTGCAATGTGCTTTGCCATGTCCAGAGTGATAACGTGCTCTGTACGAGTAGTATACGGATTTTTCGGATTATTGGTTGCGCATTTTTGAGCGACCAATGAATAGTCCGTACCTTCGACAAAACCATACTCGCACATACGAGGGAACCAGTCTTTGTATGCGGTCTTGATTTTGAGTCGCTCGTGCAGCTCCCGACCCAGCACTACCTTTTCGCCAGTGTCAGTGTCATACACAGGGATAACATCTTCGGAGAAGATTCGGATGGTTTCAAGATTATTATTCATAGAAATTTGACCTTTCTATCTTGCGAGAGCAGGCCATCTCTGGTATAATAACCCAAAGAGGGTCTATACTCTCTGAGTGTGTATGATACGCTTGCTGCGGCTGGTAACTTTAGCGAGCGTATCATTTTTCGTTTTCGTTGGTGGAATCCATCGGATGCAGCGTAAAGAACGCTTCACGGAACGCAGCGGAGATGGAGACGCGGTTCTTGATGCAGTATTCCTGCAAGCTTGCAAACTGGCGCTCCGTCACGCTGATGGTAACGGTGTGACCGTAACGCTCTGCGTAAGGACTACTCATACATATTCACCCCCTTTCGTTTTGCTGTGCAATAAGTGTAACTGCAAAATATCTGAATGTCAATCAAAAATACACTAGATATTGTGTTCGCTAGTGTTGACATCAGATTTTGCCGTTCTTGTTGGCTGCTCCTGCTTCGTACCCTGCCCGGTAGTTCAGTTCGGACAGCTTACCAAGTGCTTCTGCATACTCCCTGTCCTCGCTGGTCGGCTCTTTGCCGTGTGCGAGGGTTTTCAGAAACTCTTCGGTTGTCGTGGGAAATTTCATGTTTTTTGCTCCTAACTCTTGCGGAGAGCAGCCCTTTTTGGTATAATAGATTCCGAAAAGGGAGACTGCCCCCTTGGTGGTTGCAGGTTCTCGTTTCGTGATGTGGATAAGCTATCAGTGGCTTCGTGGTGGTTGCGGCTGGTAGCTTATTTTTTTTTTTTATGCCTTGATGTTCTCAACGTAGGATGCTACCCACTCGATACCCATGCGGATAACATCGACCTTTGAGATGCCCAATGCCTTTGCGCTGCTCTCCATGCTTGCGATCTGGCTCTCTGTGAGCCGAGTGCTTATCATGCGCAGCTTATCACGTTCCGAGGTTTCTGCTCGTCTTGCCAAGCCTATCACCTCGCTTTCGCTGAAACAAGTATAAAGCGTGAAAATATGCTTGTCAAGACCCAAAGTTTTACGGAAATGAAGTTTGGCAGAATTACTCCTTATTATAGAAAATTTTCTACCTGATTGTGATTAACTAAGTAAACATCCTTATACTACTCTAGTATGTATAAATACATACTAGAGTATATTTATATATAATATAAGCGCAAGCAAAGAAAGTCCAGAAATATCTTGACATCCAGAAATATCTTGATATAATAGAATCAAGAAAGGATGGCGAAGAAAAATGACGGCAAGTGAAGCGATAAAGGAAATTTTGAAATTGAAGGAATTGAATCAAGCGAAGTTAAGTGATATGCTTGACATTCCGCTTAAAACCTTGAATGAACGTCTAAGGCACAAAAACATTAGTGTCAACAAACTGGATGAAACACTAAGGGTTATGGGATACAAGATTATGGTAGTCCCTCGTGAGACAAAAGTCGAAAATGGGTTTGACATCAAGTGATGGGTGAAAAAAATGCGTTACTTCTTAGCTAGAGTGTCTAGTAAGGAGCAAAGTCTTGCAAGACAGCTTAAAATCGCACGAGATCGGTTCGACATCCCAGATGAGAATGTATTTTGTGATAAAATGACAGGCAGCAGCTTTGATCGCCCGCAATATAAACGATTGAAAGAGACTGTCAAGGCTGGGGATGAAGTCATCGTTAAGGAATTTGACCGATTCGGGCGTGACAAAGACGAAATGAAGCGAGAACTTCAATGGTTCAAAGAAAAAGGCGTGATTGTTCGCATTCTCGACATTCCGACCACGCTTATTAACTTCCAAGACCAGACATGGGTGCTAGAAATGGTAAACAACATCCTTATTGAGGTTTTGGGCGCAGTAGCTGAACAGGAGCGCAAGAAAACCAAGCAGCGTCAGGCAGAGGGTATAGCTGCCATGCCCATTGTTGATGGCAAAAGAGTGTCGGCCAGAACAGGCCGTAGCTTCGGCAGACAGGAAAAGCAAGTTGACGAGCAGCAATTTGAAAGCCTATTAGAGCAACAGCAAAAAGGCAAAATTACCGTAAAAGAGTGCTGCAAGCAGCTTGGCATCGGGAAATCCACTTGGTATGAGCGTGTCGAAAGATACGCAAATAAAAATAGCGGTAGCCCAACCACAAGCCACCGCTAAGAGTACACCAACTTCATCAAAACAGGAAAAAGAATGGTGTAACAACAGTATACCATTCTTTTGGAGGAACATCAATATGAGTAAGAAACAAAAGATGGATTTAACTGAAAAACTAGAAAATATTCATGGCGGTAATTTGATTGTTCAAGATGGAACGACAAAGCTACGTTCAATTTTTGATTTTGTGAAATACGAAGAATTGTTTGCTTTTGTTGAAGGATGCAAATTAGCAAATTCCATTCTGATTTTTGAAAATGAAGGATTGACCATTAAACCAACTGAATCAAACTTAGGGCAGAATATCCAGTTGGCTATGTATGCCAGCATTTGCGAAGATAGCACGATGGTAAAACAATATCTTGATTACATTATGAAAGTTGGTTGTAATGGCAAACGTGAGCCGACATTATATAAAGAATGACGCTGCCAAGCAGCTTGGCGTGACCCGCCAGACATGGTATCGGATTGCTGAACAGAACAGGTGAAAGGAGCAAGAGCCTATGGATAAGTGGAACAACAGAAACTCGTATGATTGGCTTGCAGGAGCGGTCGTTGGACTGCTTACCGGGTTCTTCATCGTAGTTGTGGTTGCGAGGTGCGTTCTGTGATACTTAGTGACAACATGAAGCGCCTGATCGACACGCTGAACACCTATGAACCAGACCTTCCGAATGGATTCTATTCTGTAAAAGTCCTGCAAGACAAACTGGACTTCACGGCACAGTTTGTTCTTGAATCCCTCGCCAACGATGGTCTGATACGCTGGGGCGACACGCAGCACACAGCATTCTGGCTGTTGGAACGTGCGAGGAACTATAAGAAAATTCACAAGCTGGAAAAGATTGAACAGTGGAAAGAACGTGGGATAGGATTTGCTTGCGGCGTTCTGACCAGCGTTGTTGCAGGGCTGATTAGCATTGTGTTAGCTGGCGTTTTCAGTTGACATTGTTCGCAACCTAGAATAAAACCGAATATTTGATTTTTGTGCAGTTGTAGGCACTCTTTACATTTTTAGGTAGGGGGTGCCTATTTTTTATGCAGCCAAAGCAGTGTATCGCCATCATTGACAGTATTAAAGCGTATGCAAAGCAGAATCCGACAGAAGCACAGGTCTATGAAGATTGGTTTCAAGCGGTGGTGAACCTGAGAAACGCTCTGCCGCAAGACAAGCGGTTCGATGCCTACAAATACTCTGGTGAGCTGCGCTCTGTCTGTGCAGCCATAATGGGCAAGATGAAAACAGGCGATGATGTAGCGAAGGTCTATGACATTATCGGCCGGACATACCTGTTTGAAGCAAAGGATGTGTTTGACAGCTATTGCATCTACCTTGAATGGAATCGTGCGCCGGAGAAGAAGTTCTATCAGCCTAGACGCAGGGTTTTGAAAGTGCTGGCGGATGACCTTGAGGACTTGTTTTATAAGCGAATTGACTTCTTGGGAGTTAGTCTACCTGCTCGCGTAGGCAAGTCCACGCTGTGTATCTTCTTCATCACATGGCTGATGGGCAACCGCCCTGACGTTGCATCGGTTATGAGCGGACACTCTGACAAGCTGACCAATGGCTTCTACGGTGAAGTGCTGTCCATCATTACTGACCCTGTAACTTACAACTGGGGCAAAATCTTCCCTGACGTTCAGCTTGTGGACAAAAGTGCAAAGGACGAAAGCGTTGACCTGAATCGAAAGAAACGTTTCCCCACCCTGACTTGCCGCTCAATCGGCGGCACACTGACTGGTGCTGTTGAAATCGGCGAGGGCGGCGTTCTGTACAGCGATGACTTGATTGAAGATTTGGAGGAAAGCCTGAACGTTGAGCGTCTGAACAACAAGTACGATGCCTACTTGAACCAGCTGAAAGACCGCAAAAAGCAAGGCGCATTAGAGCTGATGGTCGGTACACGTTGGAACGTGCTTGACCCTCTGGGGCGCATCCAGAACCAGTATGCGGACAATCCGAAGTACAGATTCCGTGTGATTCCTGCGGTAGACGAGAACGGGCACAGCAACTTCAATTATGACTATGGCGTTGGGTTTGACGATGCTTACTATGCCGACATGAAAGCCAGCATTGACGATGCAACATGGTGGGCAAAGTACATGGGCAAGCCCTATGTGCGTGAAGGCTTGCTGTTCCCTGCCGATGAACTGCGGTATTTCAACGGCGTTCTGCCTGACGGAGAGCCTGATCGCAAGCTCATGGTTATGGATATTGCATGGGGCGGCGGTGACTTCACGGCCTGTCCTATTGCCTATGTGTACGGGGATGCTGTATTCATCCCAGACCTTGTGTTCAACAATGGCGATAAAACCGTGACTAGACCGGAAGTCGTGGGCAAAATCATCCAGCACAAAATCAACGTGGTGCGTGGCGAAGCCAACAACGGCGGCGATGAATATTGTGACGTGGTGGACAGCCAGCTCCGGCAGCAAGGATACCACTGCTCTGTTCGTAGCCAGCGTGCGCCAAGTGGCCAAAGCAAACTGTCAAGAATCATCCAGTATGCGCCGGACATTAAGCGGTTTTATTTCCTTGACGAAAAGCACCAGTCGAAAGAGTACAAGGCGTTCATGGAACAGGTGACGATGTTCACACAGCTTGGCAAAGTTCCGCACGATGATGCACCGGACAGTCTGGCACAGCTTGCCGATGAACTGTACAACGGAATCAGTAAAATTGAGCCTGTCAAGAGGCCTTTTTGATTAAAAACACAATATATTGTGTTCGCTGGGTCTATTTATTTGATTTCACCACTTGACAAGGCTTATAATGTACACAGGAAGTTTTGCAGCTTCCCTTAAAGGAATAGCTTACACGCGGGGTTTTGTCATTTTTACTCGCGTGCGTGTCAACAAGCATATTCCTCCTTTCACCGGCGAATGCTTTTCACTCTTTCCATTCGCCGGATTTATATGTTGCGGTCCCTGCTGGTTGGGAATGCCAGCCTGTCTCCCCCACGGCTGGCAAGCAACGGTTCGATTCCGTTACGCAGCACAACCAACTACCTAGCTTTGCATGGACTTATTCTCCAAAACCTCCACCGCTATTCCCGGCTCTCAATGTAATGTTTAGGCATGACATTTCAAAGAGCAGCGGTTAACCAATCAAACCGGGTTTTTATGTTGCATTAGCTCAGTATGGCTAGAGCATCCGGCTCATAACCGGATATACATTGGTTCAAATCTATTATGCAGCACCAAAATTGCAGCTGACCCGTTTACGTCTGTCCAACAACTGAATGTAAAAGCTGCAATGGCTTTCTCCGGGCGGAGAATAGCACGGCTGGAAGTGCGAACAGTTTTCCAGTAACTTCTGACAGGCCTGTGCTCAACAGCCTGTTTCCAGAAATCGAACGAAAGGAGCACAGATGGTAGCAAAAGTCAGATGCAAGCGTCCTCGAAAAGACGCAAACGGCAATCCGTGTGATTGCGGACGTTATCTTGGCGAAGTGGAAGGCAAGTTCTCTCTTCTGTGCCCCCTTTGCCATTGGATTACAATTGGAGATTCCAACCTTCCAAAAGAAACATGGGTCTCCGTTCCGAAGTTTAAGAACTAAATAGCTTTTGAAGCGCAGTTGTAAGCGCAGTGAGATAGACCTTAACAGGTTTTTCTTGCTGCGCTTTTTATTTTTGCTGGAAAGGAGGAACACATGGCTGAGTATCAGATGGTCGTTGGCGGCTTTTTGAATAATCCGCTGACCGGACGCAGACCGATTGAAACGCCGGAGACGGAAATCAATCGGGAGAATGTGCTGAAAGTTGTCATGGGAAAGGCAGAGCCTATTCATCTACTGAACAAGAATGAGATTCGCTTCCTGCACAACTACTACTTGGGCAGTCAGCCTGTCCTCTTCCGCACGAAGGAATACCACGCCGAAATCACGAACCGCATTGTAGAGAACCACGCCAACGAGTGTGTTGGCTTCTACACAGGTTATATGAGCGGCACACCGTGCTCTTATGTGCGGTCTGAAACGGCAACAGGTGACGGCGAGGAAATCGCCCAGCTGTCTAATGCCTTGCAGTATGAGGGCAAAGATGCGCTTGATCGGAGGCTCTGGCAGTGGATGTTGGAGTGCGGACAGGGATACCGTATTGTTCTCCCTGACAAGGGGTACAACGGCAACTACCCGGACGAAACGCCCCTGCTGGTGGACGTTCCCGACCCCGACATGGCGTATGTGATTTATAACTCCGGCATTGGGCATAAGCCCATCGCCAACGTGCTACACATCCCACGCAATTATCAGAACGACTTGAACGACCTGATTTGCGTGTACACGCCAAACCAGTACTTTGAAATCGACAATGGCAAGGTCACAAAATCAGAGAATCATTCTCTGGGTATGCTGCCGATGGTCGAATATAAGCTCAACCCAGAGCGCATGGGTCTGTTTGAACCGGCTATTCCTGTGCTGGATGCCATCAACAATCTTGAAAGCAATCGTCTGGACGGTGTGGAGCAGTTCATCCAGTCTATCTTGGTGTTTGTAAACTGTCTTGTGGACAAGGAAGCGCTGGATGCTGTTAAGCAGATGGGCGCAGTGTCCATCAAGTCTACCGCTGGTCTTGCCGCTGATATAAAGCAGCTTGCAAACGAGCTGAACCAGCAGCAAACGCAGATTCTGCTTGATTCTATGCTGAACGTGTATCGCAGCCTGACTGCCATGCCTAGTGCTACCGGCAGTGAGAACGCAACATCCGACAACGTGGGCGCAGTTATTGTCCGCAACGGCTGGAATCACACCGAAGCAAGGGCGCAGCAGTACGAGAATATGTTCAAGTATGCTGAACGCCAAAGCCTGTCTGTAATGCTGAAAATCTTGCGTGACACGGCTGGTTCTAAGCTGATGGCAAGCGACATCAACATCAAACTGCCACGCCGTCAGTACGATAACCAGCAGAGCAAGGTTCAGATTTTCGCACAGATGATTCAGCAGCCGATTGACCCGCAGTTGGCTTTCACTACGCCCGGTTTGTTCCCTGACCCGCAGGCTGCTTATGAGATGAGCAAGCCTTTCCTGATTGCCGCTGGCAAGCTGGGCGAGGATGGGAAAGCGCCGAAGCCGCAGGAACAGCCTAAACAGAATGCTACTGGCACAAATGCCGGGAACATGGCAGACAAACAGTCTACCGATACCAATAAAGAAACAGAGGGCGAATAACCCTTTGCTATAAATACGGCAGGGAAGCCGGGATACAAATTTCGCAGCGTTGCAGGGAAGCAACGGTAAAAAAACGCAGGAGGAAATTAACGATATGAACTACAAAGCGTTACTTGGTGATGCCTACAAAGAGGGCATGACCGCCGATGAAATCATTTCTGCGCTTGAAAAGGTTGCAGACCCTAACGCAGAGATTGAGAAGCTGCGCAACGCCGTAACGAAAGCCAATGGCGAAGCTGCTGAGTACAAGAAGCAGCTCAAGGCAAAGCGCACTGATGACGAGAATGCCGCGCAGGAACAGGCTGACAAACTGGCAGAGATGCAGAAGCAGATTGAAGCCCTGACTGCCGACAAGGAGAACCTCGTCAAAGAAAAGACCCTTGCATCCTACCGTGAGAAGTTCGTTGCACAGGGTTATGATGCTGAACTTGCCAACAAAGCTGCATCTGCACTGGCTGACGGTGACATGGACAAGGTGTTTAAGTTCCAGTCGGAGTTTATGACTGCCCATGACACCGCATACAAGGCTTCTCTGCTGAAGGATATGCCCACACCTCCGGGTGCGGATGGCAATGGTGACGGCGCAGATAGCGCAGGCGTCTCCTTTGCTAAACGCTTTGCGAAGGAGCGCGCAGACGCAAACAAGGCATCGAGTGACGCAATGACTGCTTTCCATTAAGGAGGAAAACATGAAGTACACCAATACTCCGGTATCGGCTCCTGAAAGCACTATTCTGGCTGCTGATACCTACGTTGCCATTCCCTTTACCGTCAAGGAGACCAATGCTGTTCCGGCTGGTTATCCTATGGCAAAGACTGGCCTGAAAGCTGCTGCCACTACTGGCACCAGTGCTGCTGATGCAGCTACCGATGCCATTGGCATTCTGCTGCACACTGTTGACCCCGCTGTCAACCCCAATGGCGCACTGCTGATTCAGGGCGTTATTGATGTGGACAAGGCAAAGCTGTCCAGCTTTACCTATTCTGCAAACGATATTGCCGCTCTGAAAAAGGCTGTTCCCGCCGTTTTCTGCCGTACCGATGTTGGCGCAAAGAGCGAGTAAGGAGGACTAAATTATGGCACTGAATCTGAATGACATCTTCTCCCCTGCTGCGATTGCCGCCTACTGGACGAATGACCCGACCAATGCGCAGCCCTATGCTTCTGATGCTCTGTTCCCTGCCCGTAAGAAGGTCAGCATGGAATTGAAGTGGCTGCGTGGTCACAAGGGCGTTGGCGTTTCGCTGAAGCCTAGCGTGTTCGACACTAAGGCTACGTTCCGTACTCGTCAGGGCATCAAGATGACCGAGACCAGTATGCCGTTCTTCCGTGAGGGCACTCACATTGACGAGGAAGACCGCCGCAAGATTATCTCTGTTCTGGCTACCAATCAGGAGTTTGCGGCAGACGTTATCAATCGTGTCTACGATGATACTGCACAGCTTATCACTGGTGCTCGTATCGTTCCTGAGCGCATGGTATGGCAGCTTCTGGCTCCCAAGGATGGCAAGCCCGGCATCTCCATCGAATCCAACGGCGTGAGTTACGTCTACGATTACGACCCTGACGGCACTTGGAAGCAGTCCAATTACAAGGCTCTGACTACCAAGGAGAAGTGGGATGCTCCTACCACTGCAACCCCCATCGCCACGATGACTACTGCCGCAAACACCGTGCTGGCAAACACTGGTGAGATTGTCACCGATGCCTATATGAACACCAACACTTTCCACAAGATGATTGCTGCGGATGAAATCAAAAACCGGTTCCTGACGGTTATGAAGACCACCACCGCTGTTCTTGTCGATTCTGAGGCACGTTCTGTTGTCGAAAGCGCATCCGGCATCCGCATCCATCTGTACGACAAGATGTTTAAGCCGGAGGAGACCGCCGCTGCCGAAAAGTATCTGCCTGATGGCTATGTCGTGCTGGCTCCTTCTGGCTCTCTGGGCAATATGTACTATGTTGCTACCCCTGAGGAAGCCGACCTGATGGCTGGCATCTCCAACGCACAGGTTTCCGTTGTGAACACTGGCGTTGCTGTTACCACCGAGCAGACCGTGCATCCTGTCAACACCAACATCTACGTCTCTGAAATCGTCCTGCCGTCCTTTGAGCGCATGGACGCTGTGTACTGCATCAAGGCTTACTAAGGCGAAAGGAGGAAAGCAGCATGGGAGATCAGTATTCCGAAGCGGCAGTTAAGCTGGGGCAGTACATCGCCCCTGCACTTGACCGTGAAATCACGGACGAGGACTACCCACTCTTCGACCTGCTGCTTGATTTCGCCAAAGACAAGATATTTGCGCAGGGTTACCCCTTCGGCAACAGACCGGACGAGTTGCCCTTGCAGTATCAGTCGTTGCAGATACGCATTGCAGCGGAACTGTACAACCACATCGGCGCAAACGGACAGACGAGCTATACCAACAATGGCATTACTCGTGTGTGGGAAAGTTCCGATGTGGCGCAGTCCCTGCTGAATGAAGTGGTTCCGAGAGTAGGTGTTATCGGCTGATGTTCAATGGAAGCCCGCTGGATAAACGCCCGCTGTGGTATTCAAACCCGGTCGGCGAGAAAACGCCTGTTGTGGACGAATGGGGCAACGAGACTGGCGAATCTGCATACGAATCGTGGAGCGAACCCGCAAAGCTGATGCTGAATGTCAGCCCTCCTACTGGTTCTGCGGAAGCAAACCCTTTTGGAGCGTTCACGGATTACAGCTACGTTGTCAGTTCGTCCAGCAAAAAGCGCAACACACCGCTTTATGAAGGCACGCGCGTCTGGTTTCAGACAGACGTTTCAAAGCCCTTCAATTACATTGTGGTCAAGGTCGCAGAGCATATCACGGATACGAAGTATGCGCTGAAAGAGGTGGCTGCAAGTGAAAATTAAAGTGAGGTTGAGTGATGCCGGGCTTCGTGATGCGGAACGTCAGATACAGAAGTACAAGACCACCCTGAACAAAAAGGCACAGGAGTTTGCAAAGGCGTTGGCTGATAAAGGACTTGATGTGGCAAAAGTTCGTTTTGCGAACGCACAGTATGCTGGTAGCAACGATGTTTCTTGCCATGTTGAGCAGAACGGAAACACCTGCACCATCATTGCAGAGGGCAAGGCAGTTGCCTTTATCGAGTTTGGCACTGGCGCACATCACAACGGATATGGCGGTGAGCTGCCGCCCGGCGTTGGTGCGCATGGCTCCTACGGAAAAGGGCAAGGCGCAAACCGCAGATGGTACTACTACGGCGAATCTGGTAATGCCGGTACGCCTGTCAAACAGGTGGATGGTAAAGGCCAGTTGAATTACACCGATGGTAACGAACCAGCTATAGCTATGTGGGGAGCTGTTGAAGAAATGGCTTCTCAAGTCGAAGCAACGTGGAGGGAGGTTTGGAATAGTTGATTGATTATTTCAATTCCATCTTCACGGCTGTTGCCAAGGAGCTGCGAAAGCAAGTCCCTGGCATTTTCGTTACTGGTGAAATCAACGACAGCAACGTTAAGAAGTTTCCGTGTGTGCAGATAGAGGAAAACAGCAACCTTCCTGTGCACATTGATTCTGCTGGACACAGCAAGTACGCTGCCGTTTCCCTTCGTGTGCGGGTCTACTCCAATAAGAACACCGGGCGCATTGCAGAAGCACGCTCCATTGTTGGCATCGTGGATTCTGTTCTTGAACCGCTTAAATTTTATCGCAAATCGTTTGCCCCGTTGAATGGGCTGTACAACAATTCCGTCTATCGGATTGATTGCAGCTATGGGGCAACAATCGGAGAGGACGGAATGATTTACCGAAACTAAGGAGGTAAACATTCTATGAGTACTGCTATCTCCGGCCTGAATACCACCCTGTATTGTGGCGACAGCGCAACCGCTTTGACGAAGCTGTGCGACATTAAGGATGTGCCCGACCTGATCTCCGAGCCTAACCTTCTGGATGCCACCACCCTGTCTGACCCTATGCAGGTCAACATCTTCGGCATTATCCAGAGTGACACCAAGTCCTTTACTGCCAACTACAACAAGACTGACTACAAGAAGGTCAAGGAAGCTGGCTACGATGAGACTTCCGAGAGCAACACCGTGAAGTACTACGCCCTGAAGATGCAGGACGGCTCCGGCTTTACTTGGCAGGGTATGCATCAGGTTGGCTTGTCCGGCTTTGGCGTGGACGAGGTTGTTGAAATGACCATCAACTGCATCTTCACCAAGAAGCCTGAGTTCAGCGAGACCCTGACTGTCAATGGCGGCTAAACCGCAAAAATCGAATCAATCAAACCGGGCAGAACTGAACAACGGATTTGGTTCTGCCCCTATTTATAAAGGAGAGCATTTATTATGGCTGCTAAGGTTATCAACTTTCATTCCCCCGATGGCAAAAACACTTACGAGCTGACCTTCACCCGTGACAGCGTGGAAGCCACCGAGCGTGCAGGTTTTCAGATTGGCCAGTACACCCAGATGACCAATCTGCTGTCTAACTCTCGTGCCCTGTTCTACGGCGCTTTCATCGCACGGAACAAGGGCATCAAGCGCAAGGTCGTGGACGAAATGTTCCAGCACATCGAGGATAAGGAAGACCTGATGGGCGTTCTGCTTGAGATGTTCATGGACGCTTCTAAGTCTCTGCTGGCAACTGACACTGAGGACAAGACCGCAAAAAACGCAACGTGGGAGATTGTGTAACCGCACAATCTCAGGAAGCAGACGGGGAGGGAGAACCATTCTCCTTCTCCAAGCTGTTCCACGATGTAGAAGCCTATTACATTTCCATCGGCATGACCTATGACCAGTTCTGGTACGGCGATGTCTGGCTGGCGAAGGTTTACCGTGACGCAGAGGAGCTGCGAGAACGCAGAGCTAACGCCAAAGCATGGAGAAATGGCTTTTACATGGCATCTGCGCTTTCCTCTACGGTTGGCAATATGTTCCGAAAGAAAGGGTCTAGCCCCATCAAGTACATGGATAGGCCGATTCCCCTTACCCAAAAGGAGAAAGACGAGTATGAATACCAACGCGCAGTTGAGGCGCAGGAGCGAATCAAGAGAATGATGTTCTCTATGATGGAAAGTGATGGTGGTAGCGATGGCTGATGTTGATATTACGAGCTTATCCGTAGAGATTTCTGCGGAATCGCAGGGCGCAGAGCTTAATATCGACAAGCTCGCTGCCGCCATTTCTAATTTGCGGACAAAAGGAAACGTGGCAAAGGTTTGCAGTAGTCTTGATAAGTTATCTGCTTCTATTTCCGCTCTTAAATCTTCATCTACTGGACTGGACGGTCTTAGCAAAATCACGTCTTTTATGAACGGTCTTGCTAATGTAGACCTTACTAAAAGCGCAAAAGGCATCCGCTCTGTTGCTAATGCTTTGAACAAAATTTCGTCCGTCAATCTTGGAAACATGGATTTTTCAGGACTTGGCAGCAAGATGAACAGCTTGAAGAACGGCCTTTCCCCTATTTCTTCTATTAGCGATTCTTCCATTAAGAGTTTGCGTGGCGTAAGCAGTGCAATCAATTCCATTGCTAAAATTCCAAGCATTACAAAGAAGCTGGACTCTAAAACGCTTGATGATTTTGCGGAAGTTTGTAAGAAAGTGGCATCCGCCATTTCTCCACTCGCTTCCAAGCTGGACAAGGTAGGGCGCTCTTTTTCTTCACTTCCATCTAAAATTAAAAGTGCTGTCAATTCTACAACCCGCTTTTCTTCGGCAAACCAGAAAGCAAGTACTAGCCTTTCAAGCTTGGCAAGCCAGTTAGAAACCATCAAGAAACGTGCAGCACAGCTAGTTTCTCTGAAAGCTATTGCCACTTATCTTGCCAATGCCGTTACTAAGTTCAATGACTTTTATGAAGCAACAGACTTGTTCAACAACGCAATGGGCGAGTTAAGCGGTCAAGCAACAGAGCTTATCAATAAGATGGAGTCTCTGCTTGGCATCGACCCGACAGAAGCAATGACAAACATTGCTACGATCCAAAGCCTTGCAACTTCGTTCGGCCTGGCAAGCGATAAAGCGTATATCTTATCCAAGAACCTGACCCAACTTGCCTATGACGAATCGTCCTATTGGAATAAAGATACCGCTACTACCTTTACCGCAATTGCTTCTGCTATCTCTGGAGAACTTGAGCCTATTCGCCGCTTGGGCGTTGACTTGTCTCAGGCGCGGTTGCAGCAGGAACTTCTTGCTTTGGGCTTTAATAAACAGGTTTCTAGTCTGTCTCAGGCAGATAAGGCAGTTCTTCGCTACATCGCCATTATGAAGCAGACTACCAACATTCAAGGCAACCTCGCGCAGACCATTAGTAGCCCCGCCAATATGGTACGCATTTTGAAGTCTGAAATTTCGCAGCTTGCAAAGGCTGTAGGCCAGCTTCTTTATCCCGCATTTAAGGCGATTCTCCCCGTTCTGATTGCAGCAGTTGACCTTATCAAAGAATTTGTGGTCTCTCTTGCATCTGTGTTCGGGCAGAAAATTGAATTTACCGATTTTAGCAAGACACAGAAAGATATTGGCGGTGTAACCAGCGCTATGGATGACACTGCTGATGCTACGAAAGCGGCGGCGAAAGCGGCCAAAGATTATACGATGGGCTTTGATGAATTAAACATTATCGACCCTTCGCAAAATTCCGGCTCTTCTGGCTCTGGCAGTGGCGGTGCTGCTGGCAATCTGCTCGGCGACGTTGACCTCTCCCAGTATGATATGTTCAAAGATTATGCTGGAAGCGCTGTTGACGAGATTAAGGCAAAATTAAAATCTCTCGATTCTTTCCAAATCGGAACCCAAATCGGCGAACAGCTAAATAAACTTATGGGCATGATTTATAATGCCATCCATTCTATTGATTGGGCCTCGCTTGGAGCGTTTTTTGCAGATGGCGTTAACGGGCTTGTGGATTCTGTAGACTGGGATTTGTTTGGCCGATTACTTGCGGACAGATTCATCATCGAGTTTGATCTTCTTGGTGGTTTCCTGTCTCAGCTTGACTGGACATCTGTGCTTAACGCCTTTATTGATGGCTTTTCTGGATTTTTTCACGAACTTTCAGATTGGATAGCAACAGTAGATTGGACTGGTGTTGGGAAGCAATTAACTGATAAGCTTTCCGATGCTCTTCAAAATGTTGAGATTGAAAAGCTTGCAAGAGTTTTTTTCAACTTTATTACTGATAGCATTAACGCTGTTTCTGATTTCTTGGCTGGCACAGACTCTTACCAACTCGGTCAAGACCTCGTTGACTTTGCTATTAGAGCCGTTACTTCTGTAGATTGGGCTGGTCTAGCTCAAGCCATCGGTCGTTTCTTTGGCGAAGCGTTCATTGAAGCACTCGACTTCATGGGCGGTCTGGTTTCTCGAATTGCCGATTACTTTGAAAAGAAAGTGGCAGAGGGGCCGTTTGATAATGTTGGGCTAAATATCGTCTACGGTATTTATCATGGCATTCAAGACGCAATCACGAATGTTGCTTCTTGGATTGTTGAAAATGTGTTCAATCCATTTATCAATGGTTTTAAGTCTGCCTTTGGAATCAATTCCCCATCCACCGTAATGGCCGAACAGGGCGGATACATTATCGCCGGATTGAAGAAAGGTATTACTGATGCTATCTCTAGCGTAACTGAAACTGCGAAGAAAATTCTTTCTGCAATCAAGAGCACATTTGACAATTTTAGCCTTTTTGATATTGGCAAGAACCTGATTCAGGGCCTTATTGATGGCGTGAACAATATGATTGAAACAGCTAAAAATGCTGTCGCAAATGTTGGAAACGCAGTTATCGACAAGGTTAAGAACGTTCTCGGCATCCACTCCCCTTCTACTGTATTTGCGGAGATTGGCGGTTACATCGACCAGGGCCTTGCAAACGGTATCACTGGTTCTCTCGGTTATGTCAACGATGCTATGAATAAACTCGTAGACGCCACCAAGCTCAAGGGCGAAGAGATGGCGAACTATGGCATTGACTGCGGCACAAGCTACGTCAACGGCATCATTTCCGGGCTAGACTCTAAGTGGGCAGAACTCGATAACAACCTCAAGACCAACTTCTTCGGTACGGTGCAAACTTTCATTCAGGCTGCGCAGAGTGGCGATTGGAAAACGGTCGGCACTACCATTGCCGCTGGCATTTGGGGCGCTATGGGCGATGAGCAGCGTAAACGCGCCAAGTCCGTTGCAAGCGACCTTGTAAGCAGACTAAGCAAAGAATTGAAAAGCCAAGCTTCTTCTCTGCTAAACACCGCTGCTACCATTGGGAAAAATCTGGTGAACAATCTGACCCAAAACTTTGGAAAGGTTTCCACTGAAACTCAGACGATGCTTTCCGGCATTACGCAGGCTTTCGGAAACGTGAAGTCTCCTCTCGCAACGGCAGCTAAAGCCATCAGTGCGGCGCTCTCTGGTGGTTTACTCAGCTCTTTCCCGACGATTTTTGCCGGGTTTGCAAGTCTGGTAAGCACCATCGGAACCGCAGTGGCAGGAATGCTTTCTGCTGTGGGTGCTGCCCTTAGCGCTACGATTTTTGGCATTCCCGCTGGAATCGTAGCCCTTGCTGCTGCCGCTACCCTTGGTATTGCAATCGCTGGAATCGTATCGAAACTTGGCGGTAGCCATTCTACCGGTAGTTACAGCGATACATCTCAGTATGTTGGAAGCTCTAGCTACAATTCCTCGACATCCAGCTCTTCCTATAGTGGCACCTATTCTGCCGCAAGTGGAAACTCCGAAGAGATGAGAGATGCTGTTTACAACGGCTGCTACAACGCATTCCTCGACATATGGCAGCGGTATGGAGAGGAAATCTCTGATGGAAGAGATGTGAGAGTGTACCTTGATGGCAAGCAGCTCACCGCTTCTGTTGAAAAGACCCAGAAAGAACGTGGTGTGTCTATTATGGGTACTGAAGTTTATTCCTATTAAGAAAGGATGGTTCAGATGGCCAATATTCCTGCACTGGTTACGGTGAATGGCGTAGAGCTGCCGGAACCATCCTCTTATGAGGGAACCACTAGCACGATCGTGGACTCTGGCCGAAATGTTCAGGGAAAGGTTGTTGGTTCTGTCGTGCGGCATGATGTAGCAAAGGTCTCCATGTCATGGAACTACCTCACCGCACGGCAGTGGGCCGACATCTTGAGCCTTTTTACCACGAATTTTTACTGCACTGTTAAATTCTATAACCAAGCCACAGCCGGTTATACCACCCGTCAGATGTATGTCTCCGACCGCACCGGCGGCATGTGGCGTAGAGGGCCGAAAACCGGTGGCGTGATGGGATGGACAGGGTGCAAACTTTCTCTTGTGGAGGTATGACGCATGGTTGAAGTCTCCGATAAGTGGAAAGAAAAATTTAACGAAACCCTTGTCCCGGAATCTTTTGTAGAGATTACCTGTGGAATTACTGAACCGGGTATCAACAAAAAAGCTACCATCGTCACGTCATCGGCAGCCCCATTCTCTACCTTTCACAGTATTGCGCTTTCCAATAACGCTTCCATTTCGAGGTATTCCACAGGAGAACTTAATCTCACTGTTCTTGATGGAAGCTGTAGCATCGTTCCTTCTTCCCCTCCGTATGGAACTACTGGTTTTTTGAGCGCCGAGATTTTTGACGATTCAAGTCACCCTGTTATTCGGCTTGAGCTTCCGAGCGAAAACAAATCTTCGATTCCCGGTGTTTCAATTTGCTGGTCTACAGCGTTTAATGAATACGCTACAGATTTTTCGGTCAGCGCATATCTTGGGGCCAAAAAGCTGAAAACCGTGACTGTGAACGGAAACAAATCCATTCGTTCTGACGTTGAAGTAGAACTTTCCGGGTTTGATGCTGTAGAGGTAGAGGTGCTGAAGTGGTGTCTCCCCGACCGAAGAGTAAGGGTCGAGCAAGTGAAAATCGGAAGGTATCTGGTGTTTGACAAGACCAAAATCTTGTCCTACAGCCATTCTTCTGCAAGAGACCCTATCTCCGGGCAGCTTTCTCAGGAGTCGATTTCCTTTAGTTTAGACAACAGTGACCGCACATGGGACTCCGTAAACCCTCAAGGGATTTACAAGTACATCTATGAGCGCCAGCCTGTCACCGTTCGTTATGGAATGGATGTTGATGGAAAGACTGAATGGGTGAGCGGAGGAATGTTCTTCCTGTCGGAGTGGAGCGTCCCTGCCAACAGTATTGAGGCGTCCTTTCAGGCGCGAGACGCTTTCCTGTATCTATCCAGCACGAAGTACACCGGAAGAAAATACGGCACGCTCTATGAGATGTGCTACGATGCCTTGGAGCTGTTGGAAGCGGATGAAATTACCTTCGATATTTCGGATGAGCTGAAAGATTACTCCACCGACATTACAAGCGATGAGTCTACTTATCACAATTCCGATATTTTGCAGCTTGCGGCAAACGCTGCTGGAATGGCTTTGTACCAGACTCGTGATGGCGTGATAAAAATTAACAGAGTCTACGGAGCCGATACCTCCAATCCCGTGTTGGACATTCCAGTACTGAACAATTATTCTTGGCCGGAAATCACCTTTGCTCAAAATATGCTCAACGTGGTGACCACCGCAGGTGGCGTTACCTACGCTTATCCCGAAAGCCCTTCTGGCAAAGGCGTGAGCCAGACTCTGAGCAATGTTATGCTCACAAAGGACATCCTTGCAAAATCCAGGAATGCCCTTACAGAGTCTTATGGAGTCCTTTCCAACCGCCGCAAGGCTTCTCTCACATATCGGGCAAGCCCTACTATTGACGCCCTTGATATGGTAAAGATTCACCATCAGTTCAATTACGATGCTGTCTTGCTGGCGACCAATGTAAAGTACACTTTCAATGGGTGTTTCAAAGGTACTGTAGAGGGGTACATGATGGCAGATGCTCAGGCTATTTCTCTTGACCATACCAGCGAACAGCTCGATTGGGGCGAGTCCGTTATTTTGTCTGCCACCCTCTCCCCTGCTTCTATTGACTCTCCTAAAATCAACTGGGCAGCTTCTCCCGAAGGAATCGTCTCCCTTCACGTTCTGACAAACGCAGAGGGAAAATCCACTTGTCAGGTCAAATGGAACTCCCCCGGCGCGGCTATCGTTACTGCTTCTGCTGGCGGCAATTCTGCCAGCTGTTCGTTCCTCACCACTGAATATTATCTTTCCAATATTCCGGAGGGTAAGACAGTGCTTATGGACGAGGGTAACAACGTCGTGGAGTTCATTGTTGCCAAGCATGGCTATGAGAGCGAGCTGAACGGGGTAGGACGTACGCTTTTAATTCGTAAGCGTTATCCAACCCTTATGAATTGGGACTCCAGTTGGTCTGCTTATGCACAGAGCGATATAAATACATGGCTTAATGGCGAGTATCTCAATACCTTCTCTTCGGCACAAAAAGAAGCAATTGGCAGCACTACATTTTATTACACTCCCGGCTTTACTGCTATGGATTTCTCTGTTGGAAGTAGCAAGGTGAGCACTATGTCTAAAGCTGTATTTTTGCCTTCTGCGCATGAATTTGGAGGCGATTGCGAAGGCAATGACGTTTTTGGCTGGACAAAGAACTCTCCTGACTATAAATACAATGAAGGAACTTCGTTCCCGCAGGCCAAAGACATATTGAAATCCATGCTTGCTGCTGATAACGCAGCTATCACTGATGGTAGCTGCCGTGTGTTCACTCGAACTCCTTTCCTTTATAGTGCCGAGTATGCCTCTTACTACCATTCCAGCAACCGTAAAGATTTTCTGAGTAGAATGGTTACAACTCTTGAAGACACTGTCATCGACGGAAGTTCTGGATTTTCAGTATTGTGGGGTCATACGGCTGCCCTTGGGCCTAATTTGCTCTATTATTGCGCACATCCTTCGTTTACCCTGCCCGAAACCACACAAATAGATGTCAATGGCAAATTAGTTTTTTGAAAGGCGATTACATGGCAACATGGATTACAGACCGAACGCAGGCAGATATAGACCGCGTAAAAGAGCTAACAGCCAAAGCCAGAACCGGCACATGGACAACGGATGAACAGCAGGAATGGGCCTCCGGTATGAAAGGAGCGCTCAGTTACACTGACTATGCACGAATCGAACAGGGCATGAAAGAGCTTGCTGACATTGTCGGAGCGAAACTTCCCATCGACCCGATTTCGGTCGTGACGGCGCTTAATGCTTCCGGAGACATCCCCGCGTGGGACACTTATCCCGCCAAGTCCGAGTTCTTCATGCCGCTGACTGCTAAGAAAGCGGGCCTGTCGCTCCGCTCGCTGGGATTCCGCGTCAAGGGCTATATGCCGGGCAAAATGCGCACCGTCTTACGCAAGTACGGCACCGAGACCGCTCTGGTAGACAAGTCCATCGACCTTGTCAAAGGCTACAACGATGTAGTGCTGGACATGGGCAACATCGTGTTGGAAAAGGGTGTCGAATACCAGCTCTATTTCGCCGCCGCCAACAAATTCTACCCGCCCTCTGTCGAGCCATCCTGGGTCGTAGCAAACGACTACATCGACATTGCACACGGCAGCGCCTACTATGGCGATGATTCCAAAATGATTTTTTCTGGAACAATCACTTTCGCCGGAACGTCTACCCCCGAATGGGGTCCGAGCAGCTATCTTACCACAGAGGACGCCAATCGTTGGATAGCCAGCGTGAAAGCCATCCGTTCAAAATGCAGCGGAACAAGCTCTACTCCGGATGTGCCGAAATCCCTTTCTATGAAATTTGGTGTGATAAATCAGGTCGAAAAGATACTTTCTGACATCGAAAGTATAGCAAAAGATTACACGCTTTACTGCTCCGAGCCAATTTGTGGAGGTGAACCTTACTATGCGGTTTATTGACCGAAAAGCAAAATACCCGGGCCGTTGGACTATGAAAAAGTCAGACGGTTCTTCGGAAATTATTACGTTGATTCGGAACGATGAGCCCATTGTGGAAGGCACCCCCATGAACGCCAACACACTGAACACTCTTTCGGATGTTGCTGGCGCAGATGTGGCCAGAGCCGCCGCAGAACGAAGTGCCGCTTTGGCTTCTTCTTCGGAAAAGAACGCAAAAGCCAGTGAGGCTGCGGCCGGAAAAAGCGCATCTGCTGCATCTTCCAGCGCAAGCTCTGCATCGAACGATGCAAAGGCAGCAGGTGCGAGCGCAAGCAAGGCTTTGGCTAGCGAAAAAGCGGCTTCGTCCAGCGAAAAGGTTGCAAAAGCCAGCGAGGAAGCAGCGGAAAGAGTTCTGGCCTCCATTCCCGATGAATATACGGAAATGCAGACAAAGCTCCAGGATTCCTTTGTGGTCATCCGTTCTCTGCAATTTGAGCTGGATGCCCTGCGTAAGCAGCATGAAGCGGATGCGTTTTTACTATCGGCGCTGGTCAACAGCTGCCTGAAGGAACGCACCGTGAGCCTGAGCACCGAAAGTGGGGTCGGCTTGACCACGGAATCGGGAGCGGCGCTTGAGTGCGTAGCTTTGGTATCGGGTTGTGCCAGCGCATGACCTGTAATAAAAGAAAGGAAGCGAACCTATGGCAAAAATCACGGAACTGCCGAGCCTTTCGGCAAAAAATGTGAACCCGGACAGCAATCTCCTCCCTGTGGTGGCAGGAAACCAGACAGACCGGGCGACTCTGAACGACCTGCTAGAGGGCTACTTTAATCGGGGGGCTCTGACGAGCGGAAGCGCCGCAGCGCTAAAAAACTGCTTGCCCCGGTTCAAATACCTCGGCACCAGCGTCACGAGCGAGCAGTGGGTCGCTATTCAAAATGGCACCTTCGATGGGCTGTTTCTAGGCGACTACTGGACTATCGACGGCGTGGACTACATCATCGCAGCCTTTGACTACTGGTATAAGTGCGGCGACACGGCCTGCAATACCCATCACGCCGTAGTCATTCCCCGCAGCCAGCTGTACACCTACAAGTTCAACCCTACCAACACGACCGAGGGCGGCTACGTCGGTTCCGACCTGTACAAGAACGGTCTGACGCAGGCAAAGACCACGTTCAACACTGCTTTTGGCTCTGCTCACATCCTGAACCACCGCGAATATCTGGTCAACGCTGTCACAAACGGTAAGCCCACTGGCTCCGATTGGTACGACAGTACCGTTGACCTGATGAATGAGAACATGGTTTATGGCGGGCGGCAATTCTCGCCCATGCCGGACGGCACCGACCCGTGGAACACCTGCCGCAACTACACGATCGACAAATCCCAGTTGCCCCTTTTCCGGCTGGCTCCGTGGATGAGCTTCGTTCGTGGCCAGCGGTGCTGGCTGCGAGACGTCGTCTCGGCAGCCGCTTTTGCGGATTGCAACGGCGTCGGCGTTGCGTACTGCGACGGTGCCAGCGCCGCCGCTGGCGTCTGGCCGGCTGTCGGGCTGATCGGCTGATCGAACATCCTGCGGGCCTGTACCGCAGGATTGAGACAGCCCGGAAGGAAGTGGAAAAATGTCCATCCCGAAACACGAACGCACTCCGTCCAGGCTGGAAGCGCAGCATCTTGCCCGGAAAATCAGCTTGGAAATAACGTCCGAGCTTGCGAGGACGTTCGGCTACAGCAAGGCGAAGTTTGAAAAGCACGTCGAGACCATGACAAAGTACCTGCCGCCCGGCCCCGACCGGGAGCAGGCGGCAACGCAGATTCGAGAGCAGGAGCAGGACTTCAACCTGTGGCTGATCGAGCAGGAGCGGAAGCGGATGCATGATCTTTCCCGCGAGATTCCGCTCCATCTCCGCGCTGCAAATTCTATCTGGCCGTCTTGCCAGATGGAACTTGATGCACGGCGGCTTGAGCTTGACAGAGCTATTGCCGCCTGCTGGAAGTTACAGGATGAATTGCAGTATGTGGCCGAAGCAATTCCGGCAGATTTCAACAAATACACGGGCATTGTGCTTGAAATTGATAAGCTGGTGGCCTACATCAAGAACCTGCGAAAATCCGACGCGAAACGATTCAAAGCAGCGGCGCAAGCCGCTGCAAGTCCGAAACAGTAAACACATTGGGGCAGCCTTTGTTCGTCGTATCGGCGGCCCTTGTTGGCGGTTTGCTCCGGCGTCGGCGTTGCGGGCGGCGGCGGTGCCCGCGCCGCCGCTGGCGTCTGGCGTGCTGTCGGGCCTTTGGATTTCGCAACTGCACATGATGGGTAAAGCCCAGTGCAGCTCTGCGAAAGGAAAGGCTGTCCCTTCGTGGCGAAAGCTGCGATAAAGCCCCGAAAGGGCATCAACAGCGATGCTCCCAGTTACGACCGATGGAGTTATCACGCTGTTTTTTATTTTCTATGACAAAATTTGAGGATGCAAACTTTCTGTACGAAGCAGGAACGAAAGCGATCAAGCCGTCACCGTACAAGTACGGCACACAGCTTTTTGAGATGAACCACCTGCTTGAAACGGCAAAGCTCCAACGGGCTTTCCAGACGGGAACCTATGAGCCGCAGCCGGGCGTAAAGTTCGAGATCAAGGAGCGAGGGCATGAACGCTTTATCACCAGCACAGCAACGGCGGACAAAGCCGTGTCGCACCTGACCTGCGACGAGTATCTAACGCCGCTGCTGGCAAAGTACCTGCAATACGACAACTCCGCATCACAAAAGGGCAAGGGCGTGGCATTTCACCGCCACCGCTTCAAAATCCACCTGCGGCAGTATTATGAGCGGGAAGGCACAAATGAGGGCTATATCCTGTTTTCTGATTTTTCCGGCTACTATGCAAACATTTTGCACGATGTTGCACTTGCCCAACTGGAAAAGTATCTGGCGCGGGAAATTGCAGACCCGGCAGAGCTTGCGCAGGTCATGGGCGTTCTGCGGGTCACGTTCAAAACCTACGAATTGGACGTTTCAAGATTCTCCGATGAAGAAATTCAGAGAATGTACCGGGAAAAGGTTAGTTCCACGCTCAATCTTGGCGTTCCTGCATCCGCCCTGACCGGGCAAAAAATGCTGCGCAAGGGCGTGGACATCGGAAACCAGATCTCGCAGAACACGGGCGTTTTTGTGCCGGTGCCGATAGATAACTACATCAAAATTGTATGCGGCATCAAAGAAGCCGCCCGATATTCGGATGATTTCTATATGGTCGCCCGCACAAAGGAAGAACTGCATGAGGCTATGGCGGGAGTACGCCGGGAAGCAGCAGATTTGGGCCTTATCATCAACGAAAAGAAAACCCACATCTGCAAGCTAGGCGGCAAATACCGCCACCTGCAAATGCTGTATTCCTTGCACCCTGACGGTGAGATTACCTGCAAGATCAACCCGAAAGCTATTACCCGCGAACGCCGAAAGCTCAAAGCCTATAAGCGGCTGGTGGATAATGGCCGAATGGAATACCGAGAAGCTGAAAACAATTTCAAATCATGGATTTGCGCCAACTATAAGTTTATGAGCAAGCAGCAAATCCGCAACATGACAGCACTCTTTAGAGAGCTGTTCGGAAAGGACATCACATGGAAAAAGAAAAGCGGACATGGACGGTTACGCTGGCTGATGGGGCAAAAATCGAGGGCTTGACCCTCAACAGCGGCGCGAACACGTTCCACTCTGAAACCGAGATCACCCCGGAAATGTTTGACGGCAACTTGTCGGAGGTGCATATCTCCGCCAGCGACGGCGATATGACCGGGTGCGCCTACCCGGACACCCTGCACGATGCAGAGCTTGTGCAGATCATGCAGCCTACTGACACACCGGACGGGACGTGGCAGTTTATCTTGAGGGAAATCCCAGAGGACGAAGCCGCTAAAGCAAAAGCGGAAAAACGGCTCACCTCTCTGGAGGCGGCAAACGACGACCTTGTGCTCATGATGGCCGATTTGATTGGAGGTTAAAATTATGAAGACGCTGAACAACCTGAAACTCCGCATCATGGTGCGGGCATTCCGCATCCGGCTGGACGCAGGCGAGACCTTTGAGGACATCGCGGCAGATTACTCGGCCCTGACCACCGATGACCTGGAAGCCATCAAAGAATCCCTCTGGCAGTAAGGCGGCGCGGAATGAAAACATTTTTTGATTTTATTTCAAAACTGCTGTCGGCCCTCTCCCATGCTGCCAAAGACAAGGCAGAGGAGCCGAAAACCCCTGCCCATGCACCGGGCGTACCCACTGTGGACACCGTGACCGGGTGGGCAGGGGAACCGCCTTACCGCTACATCGACGTGAGCCGGTATCAGGGCAAAATCACCCTCGACGGCTGGCGCAAGGTCAAAGCGGCTGGCTATAAGGGCGTCATGCTCAAGACGGTATCTACCAACAAAAAACTCTCCAAACGGGCAGACGGCCTGTACATCGACCCGACCTTTGAGACCAACTACCGCAACGCCAAAGCGGCAGGGCTGGACGTGGGCGTCTACTACTACAGCTATGCTATCAGCCACACCGGCGCAGACAAAGAGCTGGCTCTGCTGGCAGACGCTCTGCGCGGCAAAGAGCTGACTCTGCCGGTGGCTGTGGACGTGGAGGACAACAAGCTCAAGCAGCTTGACCGACAGGCGTTGACTGATCTGACAGCCTACGCCCTAGCCCGTATCGAGGCAATGGGCTTTTATGCCCAGCTCTACACCTACACCAGCTTCGCCAACACCCGCCTTTACATGGGCGGCGCGGCGCTGAGTCCTTACGACGTCTGGCTGGCCGACTATACGGGCAAGCCGCCTGCTGTTACCTTTAAGTACAACGCCCACCAGCACACCAGCAAGGGCGCTGTGCCGGGCATCTCCGGCGACGTAGACCTCAACGTCACTACTCTCAACTACCCCCGCATCATCGAAAAGAAGGGCCTGACCCGTCTCCGGGAGGGCGCATGAGCGACGCGATCATCGTAGCACTCATCACTGGCGGCCTGAGCTTGATCGGCGTGCTTATCTCTAACAGCAGGGCCGCTCAAAACATGGACGCCAAACTAGAAAAACAGCAGGCCATTACCGACACTAAGCTGGACGAGCTGACCCGGGAAGTCCGGACACACAACGATTTTGCCCAGCGCATCCCGGTGCTTGAAGAACAAATGAAGGTGGCAAACCACCGCATTGCAGACCTCGAAAAAGAGAGAGGAGAGTAATATATGGCAACAATCAATAACATTTTGGGCGTCATTCCTGCCCCTGTGGCCCTCGTGCTGATGCTGGGCGGCTTTATCTTTTACGCCCTCGGCTGCGTCCGACTGGGCTATGGCGCAGCGGTAAAACCGCTGGTTCTGGACCTCATCGAGCGGGCAGAGCAGGAGATTCAGGGGACGAAACGTGGCGCAGAGCGCAAGGCGTGGGTCGTCAAGATGCTCCGTGCCGCCCTGAGTACCAGCAAATACGGCAGGCTCATCAGCTGGGTCATCACTGATGAGACCATCGGCACCGTGATTCAATTTTTCTTCGACCGCGCCCGGGCGGCGCTGGAAAAGCAGTAAGGAGATTATTATGGCAAGCACTACATACGAGCAAACGCCGCGCTATTATTATGATCAGCGTGCGTACCCGATTTTGTGGCCCGCAGTGCGTGACCGTTTTGCCAACGGCGGCAAAATGGGACATTGCCGCGCCGTAACCGCTCGAGTGCGCAACGCCGGACAGCTGCCGCAGCCTTTCTGGCTCGGTGCTCATGGCGGCGGCTCGTGTAGTGCTGCCCGCTGCGCTGCAAGGACTTGACCGACAGCAGATGACTTCCGCTATCAAAAACGCACCGCTTGGGAGGGTAGACCGTAAGATAGCCTTACTGCGGTACGTTGAGCGGCTCCCGCTGCCGGACATTGCAGCACAGACACATTATAGTCGGACGGCGGTAGGCTACCGGCTGAAAGGCATTGAAAAAATGCTGAATGTGTGATATACTAATTATGGTTATAGGATTAGCTTTGAGCTTCTGCTCAGGCAATTCAAAAGCGGCAGGCTTTCGGGTCTGCCGCTTTTCTTTTTGCACGGATTGTGGTATAATATTTACAGACAATTCACCTAATGAATTGCTGGTGTGGTCTGGCCTAAAGATTTCTGCCAGCACAAGCGCACAGCTTACGAAATTTAGTCTCCCGCCCGCCTACTTACAGTGCGTACCATGCTGGAGACGATTTTATATGGTGATGCTTATGTGCAATACAAAAGAAAAACGAGTGGCAAGAATCGCAAAATATTACACCACTTTTCACCTTTTTGGCGATTGGTACTTCGTCCGGCGTTGGCCTAGACATTGCCATAGTTGGAAGCGGTTCATTCCGTTTTACATTCCTATGCACTTAGGAGACCCAGATTGAAAGGCTCCGGCCTTTGTAGAGAGCGGCATTGCTTGTGGGCGGTTCCGCTCTTGATTTTACAAAAAATACACTGCTTTGCCGAAGCCCTGCGTTCCACGCGGGGTACGTTGTAGGCAAAGTGGGGGATTTTTGTTTTATTCATACTAGTTTTGTCGAAACTCTTGTCTTGCAAGTCAAAACGTGATATTTTATTTTTGCTTCCAATGTGAGGCCCTTAACAGTTAAGCGCTCATGCGGATTATTCCGTGTGAGTGCTTTTCTTTTACCCTTGCAAATCAGCAACCGTCACGTCACAGCCGCTTGCGATTTTCTCAAGAGTTTTCGCCCGAATGGGCTTTCCGGCTTCTGCGTGTTGGATGGTTGCGGTGGACAGCCCGGTCTTTTCTGACAGCGCCCGGATGGTCAGACCAGCACCCTCTCGGGCGACTTTGATTTTGACGGCAGACACGCCGAGTGTCTTATAATCGGGTGACATATATCCGATTTGGAACATTCCCTGCTGCTGCAACGGCAATGCTTTGAGCGCAAAGCTGTTATCCACGTCCTCGAGGTCTACATCCTTCAGGACGTAAGCGCAGGCGTTGTCAAGCTCCGGGGTCATCTTGTGGAGCTTGTGCGCCAGCGTGATTTTCATCATCACGCCACGCACGGGAAACCTCGTAGCGTTATCAAGGTCTGCCTGATTCACGCGGTCGGCGCAAGCTTCATCGAGCAGACGGTACAATTTGCCGAGATTCTGGATGGTCTTGTTTTCCATTATACTTCCTCCTAAATTCACGTTCCTGTTTCGTTGTATTGATTATACCACAAAACTGCTACAAGTGATACAAGCATAGTCACCAGACTTTGTCTTATTTTTTTGTTCATTTTGTATCAGTTGTATCAGTTTATATTTGTCCTTCGTTGTACCTTCGTTGTCTTTCGTTTTCTGCCGATGCGGTACACTGGTCACATCAGGAGGGATGTATTATGAGCTATTATCCGACACCCGGAACGCCCTATGTTCCGCAGCAGCCCGTCAATCCTTACGGCGGCATGGGAACGGTAGGTCTTACCGCTTCCCTGCCAAACGCACAGATGCAACAGGCACAACCGCAGCGTCCGCAGCCGATGAATGGGCAGCAGCCTGTTCAGCAGTCGGCACAGGACGGCGGCTGGCTGCTCGGCAGGCCCGTTTCCAGCAGAGAAGAATTTTTGGCGATACCGTCTGACCTGTACGGCAGACCGACCTACTGCCCGGACTTACGCAGCGGTGTGATCTACTGCAAGCGGCTCAACCCGGACACCTGCGAATCCTATGTGCAGGAGTTTTACAGCCCGGAAGCGTGGCGGCAGATGCAAGCACAACAGGCACAGCAGACCGCTGCACCGACACAGCAGTATGTGCCTATTGAGCAGTACAACACTCTCGTCCACCGTCTGGAGGAGCTGGAAAAGTGGCAGAAGAGTTTTTCTAAGCCCACTGCCGCAGCGAAGAAAGGAGAATAAATAATGTCCTCTCCGTTTGACATGATTACTCACAGCCCCATTATGCAGCTTGCAAATCTGGCTCGCGCCGGGCAAAACCCGATGGGGCTTATCCAGCAGCTGAGCGGGCAGAACGCCCCGATCATGCAGGGCTTGAACCTGATTCAGGGCAAGAACGAAGCGCAGCTCAGGATGATGGCACAGAACCTCGCCAAAGAGCGTGGCATCGACCTGAACCAGCTGGCAAGCGTTCTGAACCTGACGCTGCCCCGATAACGCATCCCTCTAAGCGAACCGCTTCTCAGTTTTGCGGACTTGACAAAAACCGCACTTGTTTGGCTTCGCCCATCGCATACGGCGGTGGGATAGCATAACGCAAAACTGAAAGGAGTTTTGTTATGGACGATTTTGCAACTGGTTATTTGGCTGGGCAGGACGGCGGCAATAACAACGGCGGATTCTTCGGCAACGAAGGTCTGTGGGCGGTTATCATCCTCGCCATCATCTTCGGCTGGGGCGCAAACGGCTATGGCCGGAACGGCGGCGACAACGGCATGAACGCCTACATCCCCTATCTGGTCGGCACTGGCGCAACTGGTCAGGGTGGTGCAGACACCCGCGCGGCTCTGTCTGAAGGCTTCTACCAGCAGGATACCTCCCGCTCTCTGGCGGGCATCCAGAGCGGTATCTGCTCTCTGGGCTATGACCAGCTGGCACAGATGAACGGCGTCAACACCAACATCGCGAACGGCTTTGCGGGCGTGAACAGCGCCATCTGTCAGCTTGGCTACCAGAACGCACAGCTCGTGAACGGCCTGGAACGCAGCGTGTCCAACGGCGACAACGCCATCAACCTTGCCATCATGCAGGAGGGCAACGCTCGGCAGGCTGGCCAGACCGCACTTGCCACGCAGCTTGCATCTTGCTGCTGCGAGAACAAGCAGCTCATCGGCGACCTGAAGTACACCATCGCAACGGAGGACTGCGCTACCCGTCAGGCTATCGCAGACAACGCCCGCGCCATCGTGGACAACTGCAACGCCAACTTCCGCAGCATGATGGACTACTTCACGCAGGACAAGATTGCCACTCTGACCGCTGAGAACCAGAACCTCAAGTTCGCCGCTTCTCAGGATAGGCAGAATGCGCTTCTGACCACTGTGATGTCCCAGCAGACTGATACCATCCTGAACCGGGTCAATCCTCGTCCGATTCCCGCTTATCAGGTGGCAAACCCCAACTTGGGCGTGAACTGCTGCGGCTGCTGATAACCCACACACTCCCCGATAACACCGGGTGAACCATCGGGGCAGGGGTAAGACACCTCTGCCCCTGATTTTTTAGGAGGAAAACATTATGGCTTGCAAAACAAGCTGCAAACTCTGCCCGCACTTGGTCATCAGTCAGGCGGTCACGTTCGCCAACGATACGCTGACCATCAACATCCCTGCTGGCGCATACCAGAACGGAGAGAAGTATTGTATCGTGGTCGCTCAGAGCTTGCCGGACACGACCACCATCAACGCCCCTGTGGTCATTACCATCGGCGCTGGCACGACCTCATACCCTCTGACTGACTGCAACTGCGCTCAGGCGACCGCTGAGAGCATCCACACCCGCACCCGCTACGCTACCCGTGTGGCAACATCTGCAACCGGCACCGGCACGTTTAAGTATCTTGGCTGCTTCTGCCGTTCCCACGCCGGTGCGCCTGCGTCCATTTCTTGAGGAGGTATAGATTATGGGCAAGACTAATTTTCGCCGCATGATGATGCTCCGCGAACACGACAAAGACCGTGAGCCGGAACGTGACCGCCTTGAGGAAGAGCGTGACCGCAGGGAGCGTGATCTGGAACGCCGTCTGCGCAAGCTGGAAGATGGCAACGACCGCCATCTTTACTACCCGCAGGAGGAAAACCGCTACATCGACCCCTACCCTATCCCCCGCTACCCTGACGTAGAGTATGGGCGCAAGATGCCGCAAATCGGCTTCTCGCAGAACGGAGACTGGGACAAGCGGTCTGGGCAGTATGAGCATGGCGGTGCGGACAGCCGCTCCATCAAGATGCCACGCAAGCACCTCACCCACGATGAAGCGGAGGAATGGTGCGACAGCATGGTGAACGCCGACGGTACGAAAGGCTGTCACTGGACGCTGGAACAGACGCAGGACGTTGCCAAACAGCGCAATATCACCTGTGACCCGAACGATTTCTGGGCTGTCATGAACATGATGTACTCGGATTATTGTCAGGTCGCAAAGCGCCAGTCCGTTGACACTCCGGGCTTCTACGCTGACATGGCAAAGGCGTTCCTTGATGACACGGACGCTGTGGACGGAAAAGCATATCTCTACTGGGATTGCATTGCTGATAAGTAAAACAACCCCCTGTGCAACCAATCGAGGTTACACAGGGGTGTTTTGCGCTTATCGGATTGTCCCTATTCCTCTATCTTTCATATACTCGATAAAATCTTCTGCTGGCATTCTCTCTGAAAGTTCTTTCATTGTGTATTGGCGTTTTTCCTCAATCCAATGCTTCTTTTCTTCGATACCAGACAAATCGTGGACTGTATACCATTGTGTTTTTGGGCTATCAAGTCCATTTGAAAGAAATTGAACCTTAAACCAATCTGGACGTTTTCTTCGTTCAAACCAATTTAATTCTGAAAATTTTATCCATGCAATGTTTTTATAATTTCCTTCTTTTTGCCCTTTGCTCTTAAAATTATCTCTTATTTTCTTTAAGCTAAAATAGTTGGTTTCAACGCATTGGTTTTCCATATATCTTATGCGCCAATCTTTGTCTCGAAAGACCATCTTGCCTTCGTATATGTCACCGCCTGTCCCATTGAGATACCAATTCGATTCGTAGTGACCTAACACTTTTTGTCCCATGTGTTTCCTTTCTCCCCTGTGCGGTCATTACGACTACACAGGGGTTTACTATTGAAAAAAGCTAGGTGGGGTGACGATTCCCACATCTCCTAACGATGGGTGATAGCTGCCCGTTCTATCCTCTAGCGTTTTTATCATTCCCAAAGCGTTGATTTTGACCTCATGTCAAATAAATCTTGCGGGGTAATTACAAGGCTCTTGTCGAGTTCTACCACACTGATAATGGAAAACTTGCCGGGGACTTCTCGCTCGATTCTTACTTTTGCTTCTTCCTTGCTGTTTGCAAACAAGACGAACGGAGCTTGAAAGTGTCTGCATTTTTTGTCATCATCGTACTGGATTTTTACCCAATAAAAGTTTTCGCCCTCTACTTCTTTCGGTGTTAAGTATTTTTTGACACTTGAGACATCGTAAGTGCAATACCCGATACACTGCGAGTTTCCGTATTTTTCCATAAAATTGTCATTCCCAATACGAGTTGCCAAAACCATGTGAACGTCTTTCCAACCAACACGGTCGTCATTGACCGGTTTATCGTCCATAACAATATCGTCAGAGTCTATCACTTTCTTGCCAACCGCCAAATTCCAATTATTTGCAATATAATGTGTCATCTGATACCAGTTGTCAAATGTTTTTACTTCTTTCATGGCATCTTCCAAAGAACCACGATGAGGTCTATAAACAATCATACGTCAATCCTCCAAGAAATCCTCTTGATTCAGAACTTGATTTACAATTCGTTCTGTACATTCTTTGATAACAGTAGATGCGGGGACGTGATCTTCATAAGCTATGTTTTCATATTGTGCTCCTGCATATTCAAAGAACCTTTTGGAAAGTATTTCTGCATCCGCACGGCACAACGGCTTTAATTCGTATTGCAACGGAAATCTTCTTGTAAGCGCAGGGTCAATCCTATCAAATCGGTTTGTCGTTCCGATAATGATAACATTGTTCGGCAATCTATCCATTTCTTGCATAATCGCAATAACCACACGGTTCATTTCCCCAACGTCATCTTTTTGCCCACGAGCCATTCCGACCGCATCTATTTCATCAAAACAAAGAACGCAAGGAGCAGTTCTCACATAATCAAAAATTCTTGCAAGGTTAGATTGTGTTTGTCCTAAGTGCGAATCAACTAGATTTGAAAATTGAATCCTCAAAAACGGAAGTTTTGCTTTATGTGCGATATACCTAGCCAGCATGGTTTTTCCACATCCGCTTTGCCCATAAAGCATCAATGCCGGCAAATAAGGAATGCCCATTTCATTCAGTTTTTCAGATGCTCGATAAATGGCAACAGTTTTCTGAGTTATACTTTTTTCTTCGTTCCTAAGAAGGAATCTTGCTTCTGGAAATTCTTCTGTATCCTCTGCAATCAAAAGATGCTGTAAGTTATATGGCAATTCAATAAATTCTCTTTTGCTTTCCAACTTGCGAAGCATATTTTCTTTGAACTGCTCATCTTTTTTTGATGATATAGAATCCAAAATGATTTTAACGGCTTTTTGCGCGTTTCGCATATCGCCATCGCAAACAAATCGAATAAGGCGTCGCTCACTATCATTCATCTAAGAAATCCTCCAACTCAATCTTCCCCTCTGCCGCCGCAACCGCCAGAGCGTAAACGAACTGTCCAATCGTCATTCCGTGCCGCCTTGCTTCACGGTTGATGTACTTGCGCTCTTCCTCGCTCATAAGGATGGTAATGCGCTTTGAACGCTTGCCATCACCACTTGCAACACCCTGATGCGATTCCGGCATTGGGATTTTTTTCTTCGTCAAGCCAGCTTTGGCTAGTGCGCCTGGCACATTGCCTTGCTCGATAAGACGTTGAACTTCTTTCGCCTGTTTCAGCTTCTTTGGTTTACTTTCGTCTAACACGGCATCACTTGGCTGTGTTTCGCTGTCTTTGGCTTGCTTCGGCTTAATATTGCTTAACTGTGCTTCATTAGGCTGTACATGGCTGTCTGTGGCTTCACTGGGCTTAATTGATGCTTGTTCGGCTTCGTTCGGCTTTGCTTGGCTTGCTTCTTCTTCCTTTGGCTCACTTCGGCTTAATGGCTGTTCCAAAAAAATAGGCTGAAAATCAAACCCGCCAAGCAAGCCTGAGGATTTTTTGCTAGTTGACTTCATTCATCTTCCTCCCAATCTTCATCAAGGTCAGGAACGGTCGGCAACGGCATCCAGTGAGTTATATTATGTGGCTTTCCACTTTTGTCTCGCCATTCCTTAAAATCTTCTTCATAGCCTACAATTTCTACATCGTATTCGTCTTTGCTAAACCCGATAACGTATGGGTTTAGTTCATCTGGCATTTCATCTTCTGATTTCGCCCATTGATTATTTGCAAGTTCTTTCTGCCACTTTTTACAATACTTTTCCGCTAGATACCATTGAGAGTGAAACGCCATTTCTTTTTCTTTATCTGAAAGGTCATTAAACGAAAATCCAAAATTGATAACGTAGACTTGCTCCGTGTCATCAGAACAAGTTGCATTCAAAAGATGCGGACACAAATCACTCATTTTTCTTCTCCATCCACAATCATCTGCGCCAACGCCTTGAAATCCTCTGCGCTGGTACTCTTTGCCGTGTCGCCGCTAAACAGGCTGTGCCGCTCTGCCTGAGCCTTGCGAACGCCCATAGACGGTCTAATCTTCACATCCAGCAGGGTTGTTCCCATGCTCTGTGCAATCACAGGAAGCTGCTCCACAACCTCTTTGGACAGGTTCTCACGACTCTTGTACTGGTTCAGAAGTAGACCTTCAATCTTCAATGTCGGATTGAAATATCTGCGAACATCGCCAATGGTCTGCGAAAGCTGGCTCAAACCAGCCAGTGCGTATCGGTCTGCCGTGATGGGCACGATGATGCTGTTGGCGGCGATCAGTGCGTTCACAAGCGCAAGACCAAGCTGCGGGGGAGTGTCCAACACAATGTAATCATACTGCCCAGACACGCTTTCAAGGGCTTCTCGCAGCCGGAAGTTCTTGCCCATGTCCCGGACAAGCTGTTCATCAATGTCTTTCAACGCACTGTCGGACGGAAGAATGTCACCAGCTTCACAGTGCTGGATTCCTTCTTCGACCGTTCCTTGCCGTGTCATCACATCGAACAGGGTGCATACATCCTCTGTCTGCGCACCATAGGTGTCCGTTGCGTTGCACTGGGCATCGCAGTCCACCAGCAGAACTTTCTTGCCAAGCAACTGCAACGCACCAGCCAGACAGGTGCTTGTGGTAGTCTTTCCTGTGCCGCCCTTCTGGTTGGCGACAGCTATGATTTTTGCCATTTTATCACTCTTTCTTTATTGCACGTCCCATTCTTCAAAATAGGGCTTCGTGCTTGCTTGATATGCGTCTTTCATCATTTCGGAGATATATTCTTTTGCTTTTTCTTCGGAAGAAAACACACCCTCTATAGATAAATCGTCCATACATCCTGCAAGAACCACGTAAACCTTGTTCATCGTTTTCTCCTTTCTGCTTCATCTGCTCATTCTGTATAATGTGCTGCATCTTACTACTTCAAGAAGCTATCATCAAACGTAGCATAATCGTCAAGGTCTGCTTCTTTCAAAATTGAGTACATATAAGCGCCGGGGTCTTTTTCGATTTTGTCAAGCCGCTCACTGACAAGAATCCTGTATGCATTCTCAATGATATTCACAACAGCTTCTTTTTTCTTGTTAGGTTTGATGTTTGGATATTTCTCCGGCAATCTCTTTGCCACTAGCTTTGCGGTCAAGATACACTGGCTTTTAGACATCTCCGGCGCAATAGATGCCCAATCCACATCCTCGTATGCGCCGCTGCGGGGCTTTCTGGCAGGTCGTTGGCTCTTTGGCACATCTTTTAGCTCTACGCTTTCAACCTCGTTAGCTTCCACGTCTATGACTGGCTCATTAGACTTGAAAGCTACATTGAACTTCACAGCAACCGCATTGCGACCTCTCATGACCTTGTCATATTCAACGCACAGGTCTGATACTTCGTTTATTTCAGCTACCGCAATATCAATGACACGCCGCCTAAGATGCTTGAACTCTTGATAGCTAGGTTCTCTTGCACCAAGCTGTTCCCTTAATCTATCCAACGTAATTTCGGGCTGGCTCACGCCACGCCCAATGAACTCTCGGAGAATTGAATACAGCAAAATGCTATACTGCGATTTCATATTCGCTGTGTAGCGCAAGCGATACTTGACATATCCACGCTCCGCAATGTCAAAGAAAACAGGTTGCAGAAGCGGATTGCAACACAATGACACAGTAATATTCATTAAACTAGGTTCAAAGTTTACAGTTGCTCTACTGAACAAGGGATACAAGTCAAACGAGCCTGAACCGTCACCTCTAGGAACTTCAACAGAGTTGTCGATGAAATGCTTGACCTGTGCTTTCAAATTCCTAGAGTTGATTTTCAACCCCAAAAACTCACAATACTCTTGTAACGTAAACTGAACCGTTGAAGTTTCGGGGTCTCTCGGATTGATACGGCTAAGATACACTTCAAGCAATCGAAGCTCTCCTGCTGTATAGTCAGTGAACTTTGCCCAAACAAGCTGTCTGCTTTTTTCAACCAAGTTCCCGCCTTTAATATCAGACAATCTTATCACGCCTCCTCTCGTATAAGAGTATATCACAAACAGGTGTACAAATCAATAGTAAGTGTACACCTGTTTCCACTTCTTGTACACCTAACCGTCCACATTTCGTACACCTATTTCCACAATCCGTACACCTATATCCATTTTTTGTACACCTCTTTACATTATATAAAACAAGACTATTAACAAGATTATAAAATAACTTCTACTAATAGCAGAAGAAGAAAATTTTCCACAAAATCTTTTCTTTCTATCTTAAAAAGTGGAAAACACAAAGCGAATACTGTCAAATAAACAGCTGTTCAACATCTAAAAGGTTGAAACGCTTAACGGTTAGGTTTACCTAACGTGTACAAAAAGTGGATGAAAAACTTTTAAGCCGGTGTTATGGGGGACAGATTGACAAGCCGACCAATCACAGGCAATAGATTGACGATAATTCGTTATTTATTCCGCGCAAATATTGTCGATTCATAGCCTATGGGGGACGGAATGACAAGGCGTATTTGCCCGATAGGTGTACAAAAAGTGGATGAACGTGTACAAGATGTTCATCATAAACAACGATAATTCGACAATCATCCACTTATATTATTTGGATTCACGGTATAGGAATCGTTGGACTTCATAGCAGCTTCTGTTCCAGCGTCCTGTGCCTGATAGAGAATCTCCATTTTTGGAACGGTTCCGTTCGGGTCTGGGTCAGTTCCGGTAGCCTGTGCTATCTCGTAGTTACCTGATACCATCCGGCAGACGGAAACCCTGTCCTTCAACGGCGCGTGGAGGTTTGCCAGAATTTCCGTCAGCACACCGATGTGGTCTGAGCCATGATCTCCGTACCGGATGTACAGCAAGGCATCTATCTCATAAGAGGAACACTCCATCATAGCATCTATGAGAATCTGCCGTTTCTCCATGTCGGAAAGGCTATCTTCCAGATGCTCCAGCAGGCCGGGATGAATGCAAGCGTCCATGTATCGAGCCGCCGATACGCCGCAGTAGGTAAACCAACGCATAGCCATCGGCAGGGAGATTGGCGCAGTTCCTTGCTCCCAACTAGCTATCGTGCAGCGATTTACATTCATTCGTGCTGCCAATTTTAGCTGACTCAGACCGGAACGCATCCGTGCCATTTCCAATGCTTTGGCTGTTCTCAACAAATATTCATCCATAATCCTCACCCCATCGACAAAAATTTACAAAACTGCTGGATTCGACAAACCAAAAAATGGAAAAAACTGCTGTGGATAACCAACAGCAGCCTGTGTTATAACTGTACCATCGAAAAAACAATCAAACAGGAGGTAACAACATGATTATCATTGACGGAATGCCCGCATCTGAACCGATCGAAACCACAACGCCGAAACCATGGGAGGAAAACGAATGAACCGAACCGTAGACGCTCTGATTGTCCCATACGCTCGCAGACGGACGCTGGAGCTTGTCCTGAGCCTTTCTGGGTACGAAGCCGATAAAGACGCTTACCTCGAAGCGAAAGGCATCTTAGAACGTGCCGTAGCCGCCTTAGACGAGGGACGCGACCCGGCAGAGAACATTGAACGCATTGGTGGACAGCTCGTAGAGCTGTGATTGGAGGAAAGATGGATAGGCGTTGTCCCTTTTGACTTAAACACTCGTGGCTTCCCTGATGTGAAGTAATGGATGTGAAGAAAACGTTCGATTTTCACAAAGTTGTTAAAAATGTATTGACTTGACAACTAGAAGATGTATAATCGTATCAAATGAACATCTGCACTTACCGATCGGGAGGATATGCCACAATGAGTGAACAGGAAAGAGCTAAGATTGACCGATTTATTGCATGGCTGCTGGAACATCCTGAAAAGATTCCGACAGCGGAACAAGCACTAGACCTAGAATAACAGAGAATCCCTTGTGCAGAGCTACACCAGCCCGGCACAAGGGATTCTTTTATTTTACCGGGCATGAACGTCACATCTTCTCGATCAGGTTCATCAGCGCCTCACGCTGTTCCTTCGGCATAGATTCAAGCTTTTTTCTAATCCGCTCCACTGCTGCATCAACTTCGCTTTGCGGCTGTTGGGGCGGGTTTTCTTTTTGGTTGCCAGTGAGAAGGTAGTCAACCGTAACATTGAAATACTGTGCCAGCTTAACGGCATTTTGATTGGTCGGCTTTGCATCGTTTCCTGCGCCTGCTTCGGTTCTCCAATAACTATAAGCAGATTTCGGAACGCCAGCTTCAGTCAAAGCACGAGACGGCTTTACTCCCTTTTGCTCACATAGACTTACGAAATTGTCAAAAAACACAAAACATACCTCCAGCGTTTGTACAAGATGACAAAGTTCTACCACTTGAACAAAAACACTTGAAAAGTTCTACTACTTGTGCTTTAATAAAGATACCGAGTTCAATCGGTAGAGCAAATTAAAGGTTTTGAACAAATAGAAGAACGTTCGATAATGTTTTTGCTTGACACCATAATATTATCATATTCTTTCAAAAAGTTCAAGTACTAGAACAAGAAAGGAGAAAAAATTTGCTTCCTAAGTGGACAGGCGATGTTGTGGGAACGCTTCACGTTAACAACATCGAAATCAGAGAGCTTGCTGCAAAAATGGGATGCGCACCGGAATACTTGGGAAAAATCCTGAACGGTAAGCGTGAGCCTAAAAATGCGGAAGCTAAGGTGAGAGAAGCTCTGGAAGAGCTGTTGAATGAAAGAGAGGGAAAATGAGCGACATTGTCTTATCTATGCAAAGCGGCGAACCGGTAGCATCCAGCCGCCAGATTGCCGAGAACTTTGAAAAGCGTCACGATCATGTGATGCGTGACATCGATGCAATCAAAAAAGATGTCCCCAATTTTGGGGAGATGTTCTTTGAAACCACAGCGCCGGACAGCTACGGCAGGGAACAGAGGGCTTACCTGATGAACCGTGACGGTTTCACCCTGCTGGCTATGGGCTTTACCGGAAAGGCGGCTCTTGAGTGGAAGCTCAAGTACATTGCAGCGTTCAACGAAATGGAAAAGAAGCTGGCTGAACAGCCGCAGCTCACCCGCTCGCAGCTCCTTGCAACTGCGCTGATCGCAGCGCACGAAGAGTTGGAAGAGAAGGACAAGCAGATTGAAACCATGAAGCCAAAAGCACTGTTTGCTGATGCAGTGAGCGCAAGCAGCCAAAGCATTCTTGTTGGTGAAATGGCAAAGCTGCTGTCGCAGAACGGCATCCAGATGGGTCAAAACCGCTTGTTCGCATGGATGCGTGAGAACGGATACCTGATTAAGGACAGAAAGCGGACAGACTACAATATGCCGACCCAGAAGTCTATGGAACTTCACTTGTTTGAAATTAAGGAAACGTCCATTGCGCACTCAGACGGACACACTTCCATCAACAAAACCCCTAAAGTGACTGGTATCGGGCAAGTTTACTTCGTTAATCTGTTCTTGAGAGCAGAGAAAAGCCAGAGAGCGGAGGAATGAGCATGGAAAGGTATCTGACCATTAAATTTGACCTTGAGTATCCCGAAGAAGCCAAGTTCGCTATTGACGCTGCGGCCAAGACCTACTCGGATTTCAAGCGTGAGCAGGCGACAAGGCGTTTTGTAGAAAATGGTTGTACGCCGGAAGATGCAAAGAAAATCGCAAAGTTTATCCAGTTTCTTGACCAGTGTTTTTCTGAACACAATGAAAGAGCCTTAAGAAAGGCAAGTGAAGTGGATGGAAATTAAATACTGTGAGCGCTGCGGTGTCTTTCTTGGCCTTGTAAATCCGTGCAAGAAATACTGTGAAGAATGTAAAATCATTGTTCGCAGAGAACGGCAGGCTCTTATAAAGAAAGGAATCAAGGCTAAGCCGGAACCGGCTTTATGCGCTTGGTGCAAGAAGCCAATGGTTCGGAAGGTCTGGTCTCAGAAGTATCACCCTGAATGTGCAGCAGATGCAAACAAGGCTTTGACCAAAAAGTACAAAGCCAAAAAGCAAAAAGAGCTGAATGAGCTAAAAGCATCTGGTGAGTTCAAAATTACTTGGGATGTGCAGGAGCCAGAACGTGCGAGACCTCAAAAGCACGAGCCTCCAAAGTATACCGTGCGACAGATGAACGATGCCGCAAAACGATACGGCATGAGCTACGGCCATTACAGTACTTTACTTGCACAGGGAAAGGTGAAGGCCCCTGATGAACGGTAAGTACTACGGCAAGCGGGAAATCCGCTGGCACAGCCGGGAGAAAGACCGGCTGGAGCACATCCAACGCAAGCGAAGGATGGCAAACAATGAAGAAAGCAATAAGCAACTTTAACAAAAGCAGTCTGTGGCAGAAGCGCTGGAAAGAGCGTGAACCTTTAAGACTGGAACATATCGAGAAAGAAAGAGAGAGCAAAAATGAAAAAAATCAAAGTAAGAATCACATTCATCGAAGCCGTTCTCGGCACTTGGCCTAGCAATCAGAACATTGCACGCGAGTTCATCGCCAGCAAGTCCCCGGATGCAAATACCATCGAGGACGAGGTTGCAGCTCTGGGTGCTGACGCAGTAGCAGACAAGGGCATGACGGTGTTCCCTCGCAACGAGAACGGCGAACCCATCCTGTATGACTACCAGATTAAGGGGTTCTTCAAGGATTCCTGCGGTATGCTAGGTCGTATCGGCGGCAAGACCGAAACCGGCAAGAAGAAAGCGGTCAACGAATCCGGCAAGCTGACAGCCTACAAGAAGGTCATTGATGGTCTGATTTTCGTTCAGCCCCGCATGATTCCCATTCATGTGAACGGCGAGATTACCGAGTGTCAGCGCCCTCTCCGCGCACAGACGGCGCAGGGTGAACGTGTAAGCCTTGCCAACAGCGAGCAGATTCCAGCTGGTTCGACCTGCGAGTTCGAAATCGTTCTTCTGGACGATTCCCACGAGAAGGTCGTGCGTGAGTGGCTGGACTACGGAGTTCTGCGTGGCATCGGCCAGTGGAGAAACAGCTCGAAGGGGCGGTTTGAGTATGAGGTTTTGGAGGTTAAATGACACTTCGGCAAAAGAACATAGAAATCTATTGGGCTTGGAAATCCATGAAGCAGCGAACGCAAAACCCTAAATGTTCCGCCTACAAAAACTACGGAGCAAGAGGCATCCGAGTGTGCAAAGAATGGCAAATATTTGAGCCGTTTTGTAAATGGGCTTTATCCGCTGGCTGGAACAAAGGGCTTGATTTAGACCGAATTAACAATGATGGAAATTACTGTCCCGAAAATTGTCGATGGGCGACACGGCAAGACAATGTAAACAATAGACGCGTGACAATTTTAATTACAGTTGATGGCGTAACAAAATCTTGTAGCGATTGGGCAAAAGAGTCTGGAATCCCAAGAGGTTCAATAAAAACTTGGTATGAAACAAAAGGCGACCAATATGTGCAAAAAAGGATAAAAGAAGCGATAAGGAACGGATATACGCCAAAAGACTATTCATATTCGCACGGAACCCCAGTAAAAGACGCAGAAAACGGATGCATTTATAAATCCATAAACGAAGCGGTGCGAAAAACTGGAATTTCAATTCATTTAATCCGAAAAAGCTTGAAATCTGGCAAAGGCCGTTATATCTACGAAGTTCTTGACTGAGTGCAATGGAATCGCATAGACAAGCCATGATTTGCTCCGCAACGGCACAGTTCGGAATTGCTGATAACAGCATGGCTATGGCACGGCTTTGAGACGTGGCGCAAAGGCAAGGCATGGAACAGAAGCGAGTCGCAACGGCAAGGCATGGAGTTGACATGCGATGTAATGGCACAACGAAGAAACGCAACGTAAAACAAAGGCGTTGAGAAGTAGTGAATCGCAAAGGCTATGGATGCAAGGCGTAGCTTTGATAAGCAAAGGCAAAGCGGAGCGTAGACACGATATGAGTTGCTATGGCTATGAAAGGCAAAACTAGGCAGTGCAGAGCGACGGCAAAAGATAGAAACGATAGGCTAAGGCATTGAGTAGCTAGGAGCAGAAAAGCAAAGGCAAGGCGATTCACCGACAAGCAACGGCAACGCATGGTATCGTCATGACTCGCAATGGCAAAAATGAAAGGAGATAAAGTGAAAGCACTGATTGAAGTCGCCCTGATGTGGGGCATGGCACTGGCAGTGGTTTTGGCGGTATTTCTGCTGAACTTCTGGATTGTGCATCACATCGGTATTCTGGTAGGTGCATCAGCTGCCCGTGGAATCATCGCGGCGTCTGTGGCGATGGCTACGGCGTGGATACTGAGTTTTGGAGGTAATAAGAGTGAAAAGCCTGAAAGCTAATGTCCTTTGCGCGATTGGAATCGCGTTAGCAATCTTTTCGGTAGGATGTGGCGATGCAATCCAGAAAAGTCAGAGCACAGTAGCAATGTTTGGATATGTTTTCCTTTCGTGTAGCTTCCTTGCCGTAGCACTTGTCTTGTGTGCCATTGGGGTCAGCTCTGAAAATGAACGTATCGAACGGGAAAATCGCAAAGTAAAACACATTCCCCACCACACAAACGAGTGGAGGGATGCACGATGAAATGCCCGATGTGCGGCAGTGACAACATCACAACGGTTGATAGCCGGTCTGACCATGACAGCATCACTCGACGCAAGAAGTGCCTTGTATGTAACTACCGGTGGTCTACCATCGAAATCGACAAAGACCAGTGGCACAGTGCGTTGCAAATCAAAGAAGAACGTAAGAGAGGGAGACCCAAAGATGATTAACCTTGACAGATTCGGTGGCGTGACCGAGCCGGAGGACGGTGTGTACTTTATGACCAACGAGCAGATGGCAGAAGCAAAAGAAGCTGACCGGCTGGCTGAGATTAAGGACTTGCAGTCTGAAATTGACGACAGGGAAGCGGAGTTGAAAGACCTCCGTGCACAGTTGGCAGAGCTGATGGCTGGTTGATTTCTGTACAGCCGTATTAAGCCAAAGTAAGAACAATGAGGCCTAATGAAGCCGAAGAAAGGGAAGAAAAATGGCAATATTAGTAATGGTTTACGGTCACTCCGGAAGCGGCAAGTCCGCTTCGCTTCGGAACTTTGACCCGGAACAGGTTGCAGTCATCAACGTGCTTGGAAAGCCGCTGCCGTTCCGTAGCAACATGAAAACCTATATCACCAACGACTACGGCAAGATTGATGCCGCAATCCACAGCACCAAGCGTAAGTCCATCGTCATTGACGATGCCACCTACCTTATGACCGGCGAGTTCATGCGGAACGCAAAAGTCGCTGGATACCAGAAGTTTACCGACATGGCAGCCAACTTCAACGCCTTGCTGATGCGGGCGAAGGAACTGCCGGACGATGTTGTGGTCTACTTTTTCGGGCACAGCGAACGCGACGGAGACGGCGGCGAGAAGTTTAAGACCATCGGCAAGCTGCTGGACGAGAAGGTCTGCGTGGAAGGGTACTTCACCATCGTTCTGAAAACTGTCGTGCAGGATGGGCGGTATCTGTTCAGCACTCGAAATGATGGGATGGACACCGTGAAAACCCCTCTTGGGATGTTCAACGATGCGCTGATCGAGAACGACCTTGCCGCCGTAGACAAGACCATCCGTGAGTATTACAACATCCCGGTTCAGCCGGATAACAAAGGAGAGTAACAGATGAAGAACATCAACTGGAATGACGTGCAGGAAGCCACCGAACGCCGTGACCTGCCTGTTGGCGGATATGTTGCCGGTATCTGCAAGGCAACGGACGAACCCGCAAAGGAGCGCCTGAACATCGAGTGGGAAGTCGCAGAGGGCGAGTTCAAGGGTTACTGGCGTGAGCAGACCGCTTCTCTTATCGAGCGTGGCAAGCTGAATCCGGGCGAATGGGCATGGGGCGGCAAGACCATTAAGAGCTACAAAGAGAAGGCGCTACCGTTCTTCAAGGGCTTTATCACCGCTGTGGAGCAGTCCAATCCCGGCTACAAGTTCAACAACGATGAAAAGACCCTGCGTGGCAAGCTGGTCGGCGTGGTTCTCCGTGAGGAAGAGTACATGGGCAACGATGGCAACATCAAGACGAAGCTGGTCGTTGACCGCTTCACCAGCGTGGACAAGATTCGTTCCGGCGATTATGAGGTCAGGCCGAAGAAAACACTGTCTGGCGGGTATGGCTCCGCTCCTGACACTGGCGATTTCGCCGTGATTGAGAGCAACACAGATGATTTACCGTTCTAAAAACAACGAATTAACGCAATGTTTTTTAGAAAGCGAAATAAATTATGAAATTTATTGTTGTGGATGGCGGCAATGCCTCTATCAATGCCGATACCGTTACAAAATTCGAAAAAATAATTGAAGCTGAACATAAGGGAAGCATTTTTGCCCGCGTAAAAGATAGCGAAGAGATGTTCCTTGTCGGCCAATACGAAGGAAAAGGCGCTTTAGAAAAAGCGTTTACCGAGCTTATGAGGTTCTTGAAGGATGACGACAACGGAGTTTTTGACTGTCCAAACGCCAGGATTCTTTCAGTAACATTCCACGAATCGGAGTATTTTAACTATAACTACAGACCGCTTTAATATGAGACAAGAGCTGCGCTATCTGGCTGGACGGGCGTTTGGAAAGATGAAAGTTTTAGTTGCCTGTGAGGAATCGCAGGAAGTCTGCAAAGCATTTCGGGCAAAAGGTCACGAAGCCTATTCCTGCGACCTGATTGAGCCGTCCGGCGGGCATCCAGAATGGCATATTCTCGGTGACTGCCTAAAGGCTATTGAAGGGGGGCAAGTTGTGACCATGGACGGAATACCACATGATGTGCCCCGCTGGGATATGATTATCGCATTTGTCCCCTGCACAAAGACGAGCAACGCGGGAGCAAGACACCTGTACAAGGGAGGGAAGCTCAATCTTTCCCGGTATTATGAGGGATTGTGCGGCAAGGCGCTTTTTCTTGCCGTGTGGGCGGCAGATTGCGAAAAAGTGGTGATTGAGAATCCTACTCCCAGCAAGATTTTTGATTATCCAAAGCCTACGCAGGCAATCCAGCCCTACGAGTACGGACATCCGTACAGCAAGAAAACGCTACTGTGGGAGCGTGGTGTACCGCCGCTGCACCCGACAAACATCGTAAAACCTACCGCAACATGGTGCCCGTCCGGCTCTTATTCTCATAAACATGGAGAGCAGCATAAAGGGATGTTTACAACTGACCGGGCAAGGAACCGCGCAAAGACTTTTCCGGGCGTGGCAAAAGCTATGGCAGATACTTGGGGGTGATATAAAAAAGTGAGCATGAGAGCTTCTATAAAGTCTGGGGATAAATTTGGCAAGCTTGTTGTTATTAAGCAAAATGGAATACATAAAAAGCCATGTGGAACAACGGAAAGAAAATGGCTTTGCAAATGTGAATGCGGGAATTTTATTACGGTTCTCGGACATAACCTGAAAACTGGTAATACAAAATCTTGTGGTTGCTTACCAAAACAAATGAACAGATTGCCTGACAACAAGGGCGTTATAAACCACATTATTTTGCAATATAAGCGTCATGCAAGAGATAGAGGGATTTCGTGGAATCTTTCTTATGAAGAGGTTAGGAGTATTATCCAGAAGCCTTGCTTTTATTGCGGAGCTGAAAAAAGCGACCATACGGTTACTAAAAACTGCAAAGAAGGATATGACCATAATGGAATAGATCGAGTAGACAGTTCAAAAGGATACTCAGCAGAAAATGTGGTTCCTTGTTGCAAAATATGCAATCGAGGGAAAGCCAACATGAGTAAAGAAGATTTTATTGAATGGGCTTGTAGGATAGCAAAACATTCGCAAGCCATGTCAGAACAGTGGGGTTGATAGAATGATTACCTGTTGTCTCAACTGCCCATCACGCCGTCAAGCTTGCCACGACACTTGCGAGAAGTACAAGACAGAGAAAAAAGACTTCGAGGAACGCAAAGCGTTCGTGTATGAGCTGAACCACAGCCAGAGCGTGTACCACCGTGATTATGAGGACAAACACCGGGAAAAAGGCAAGAAACGGTTTCTCGGAAGTGAATTTAGAGGTGAACGAGGATGAACGAATGGAGAGAAACGGCAAAGAACCCTCCGACAAAGGAAGATGCGAACCAAGACGGATTGTTTGTGCTTTCTGTGTATTTCTCTGAAAGCATGAATAAGTGGCGAATCTTACAGCAATATTGGGAGCTGGTCAAATCGCTTCCTGATGAGTACCCGTTTTGGATGCCAATGCCTGAGTTACCTGAAATGTTAGACCGAATCAACAAAGGACTTCACACATGAACACCGGCAAGCAGTTTGAAGCAGACTTCAAAGCATCCGTCCCATCCGATGCGTGGTGCTACCGCCTGAAAGACAGTGCTGCAACCTACTACGGCGGCAACGAGAACCTGTCCTTTTCCATCGACAACATCTGCGACTTCCTTGTGTACCGTTACCCGATGAACCACCTGTTTGAGCTGAAAACCATTGAAACGCCCTCTATCCCTCTGGAAAAGGTGCTCGGCAAGTACGACAAGGCAAAGTGCAAATACCGAAAGGAAAAGCACATCACGGACATGGTGGATGCAATGGGGTACAGCGGTCAGACCGCCCATGTGATAGTCAATTACCGGGCGGTCAACCGCACCTTTGCAATCCCTGCCAGCAAGGTTCTATCGTTTCGTTACAACGAGAGCCGCAAGAGCATCCCTTGGCAGTGGGCAGAGCAAGAGGGGATAGAGGTCAAAGCAAAAAGGTTGCGTGTCCATTGGCGGTATGACGTGGATTGTCTGCTAAAGAGATTGGAGAAAGAAAATGCAACTGGCTGAAAAACAAGAACTAGTAAGGCTTTTGGGGCTGTACCAAAACGAACTCCTTATGGAGAACGAAGAAAACCTTAGAAAGAAAATGAGAAGCAATGAAAGCCCGAAGAAGGTTGTCACAGATTATTCATACGGCGTGAAATCTCAGTATGAACACGCAAGAATCATCATCAAAAAACTTTCTGTTGAAATCGGAAAAGAACTCAAGGCTAGTTGGGAGTTGTGGTGAAAATGACGATGGTTTGCGATAGATGCGGTGAAACATTTGAATATCCAGAGTTCTCCATAAGTGAGAGGACACAAAGAGTAGAAAACAATTCTATTTGCAGGTGCATTACAAAGAAAAATAGGAAAATTTTTATCTATTCAGATGACCCGTTTTTTCTTTGCCCCTCTTGCATGGCAAAGCTGAACAACTGGCTGAAAGGAGAAAAAAGTGAGTAAGAAAGTTTCAGACATCCTGCCAAAGACGGAAATCTTAGCACAGCTGGCAGAAGAAGCATCCGAACTTGCACAGGCCGCGTTGAAGTTGCGCCGTGCGCTGGACGGCACGAACCCGACACCGAAGAGCGTGGAGGAATGCCGAAAGGCGTTTGAAGAGGAATACGCAGACATTATGGTGTGCATGGCCGCTCTTGATTTTTCGGATGACAGAAAAGCGTATGAGCGAATTGGAATTATTGCAAGCGAAAAATACTACCGTTGGCTCCATCGCCTTCAAGATAAGGAGCAGTCAGATGAATAAGCGCAGAAACCGCCCCTCGTCTGGCAAACAGGCGATGTCAGCCAACCTCCGCAAAATCGCACGGCAGAACCAGTTGTACGGATTCCGCATGGCTCTGGATGGAATCGCCGCCACATGGGGCGCACTGATTCAGAACCTTCGGTGCGATGCAGACCTGACCGATGAACAGGTGCAGAAAATCATCCGCATTGGCGACAGGTACTGGGAGATGGTCGGCAAATTCAAAGAAGAGGACATGACCCCTGACGAGTTCGCAGATTACATCACCGCAAAGTCAGAACAGGTCGAAAAAGAGCTGAGAGAAAGGTGGAGCTAACAATGTTTGAATTTGCAACTCGCTGGCTGGTCTGCCTAGTTCTGCTGGCGGTGGTAGTTCAGTCCGAACGGGCAATCAAAGGCATGGTAGACAACTTGTTTGAAGAACGACATGCAATGCTCGTCTGGCTGTTCGTCAACGTGTGTCTGGCCGTTTGTACGGCTGTTGTGATGGGGTGGAAATGATGATTCAGGATATCAACATGATAGGGCATGAAAGGCTGGCTTTTCTGTATGGTCTTTATAGTGGCTGTGCGGAATCCGAAACTGAAATTAACACCAAAGGCATTTATCAGAAAATCGCTTCTGAGTTAGCTTGGTGTTTGGGATTCAACGAGAACGACAGCAAATGTTATGAGATGAACGGGGAATAACCAATGCACAACGAACTTTACTGTCTGATGAAGATGACCAGCAATCCGCTTGGTCTGTGCGTATGCGAAAAAGAAAAGTGCGCTTGGTGGCGGCAGTTTGACAACTGCTGTTCCGTCTGGCAAATTGCATGGAAGCTAGGCTAGACAACATCGAAACGAAGATGAAGAGGTGAGAGTATGAAAAAGCGGATTTACCTTGTTCTCGAAACCGAAGCGGACGAGGATGACAAGAGCATCCGTAGCGATATTGAGCAAGAACTTGGGATGGCTACACATTATTTTGAAACCTGCTCTTATAGCGAAATCGGGTTTGAGGGCTTGTGGAGAAGCACATTCGAGCAACCACCTAAGAAAGAAGATGCAGATGAAAACGGCTATGTGATGGCGATTGCTGGGCCGATTACAAAATCCGCTTGCGTAGGTTATCCGTATAAATGGTTGTGGAATGAGGTTGCAAAGCATCCATACGCATACCCTGTTTGGAAACCCATTAAGGAGGCCTGATACATGTCAACACCCCCGAAGCGTGGTCGTGGCAGACCGCCGCTGACCGAAGCTGAAAAGAAAAAGCGTGAGAAGCGGGCGCAAAAGGCGAAAGAAGAAGCCGCTGCGAAGCGTGAGAAAGAGCGAGAGAAGAAGAAACAACAGATGCTTAACAAGCGGAAATCTATCCGCTCACAGGTGAGTAAAAAGGTGAAAGAGCAACAGGAGTTAGCAATCACGAGGTCTAAGATGCTGAACACAGGCGATTTGCAGTCAAGAATTGGTGGCGAAGAGGACAAGAAGGTCATCGGCATGATTGCAGCCAAGTATTTTGGCGACCTTCCGAGCGTTGACATGAACAACCCAATTGAAGTGCAGCAACGCCTTGACTTCTTTTTTGACGCTTGCATAGAAGCTAGAATCTCCCCCGTGGTCGAATGGATTGCACTGGTGCTGGGCATCGAATGGGTGAGCCTGAAGCAGATTATGGCAGGCAAACGCCGTGACGACAGCTTGCAGCAGAAATACATCCTGAAGCTGATTCTGCAAATGCAATCCATGTGGGCATACAACGGTATGTATGGTCAGGAGAACCCGGCAGAATGGATTTTCCGAGCAAAAAACTACTTTGGTATGCGTGACAACGTGGAAGTTACCGTTGCGCCGCCTGAACAGCCGTTGGGCGATGCCCAGAGCGCAGAACAGCTCGCCCAGAAGTACCAGACGGCTTTGCCGAAAGGGATTGACGTGGAGTACAAAGAGTTGACAGAAGAGGTGGTCAAGGATGACTAACGGCGATTTTATCCGCTCCATGACGGACGAAGATATTACAGAAAACTTTACGCGGGGCATCTGCGAGCTTATCAAACATCGTGACCCGGAGCGTTGCCAGAACCGTGAGCATTGCTTTCATTGTGTCAAGGACTGGCTGAAAGAGAAGAACACAATCATGGTGAGGGCTGACAAATGGAAACTTTGATTGACTTCTCAGACCCGTGTCTACGCACGTTCCTGCCTGTCCTCTTGCAAGACCACACGACAGGCAAGAACATCATCTGGGCGACAGACCCGCCGCTTGAACTGGGCGTGGGCTTTGCAGATGAAATCAAACTGGAACAGTTGGATAAAGTTCAGCTTGTCCCTCGTGTGCAGAAGCGGCTTGCAGACCAGAAGAAGCGCACCAGCAAGAAAGCAGAGGTGTTTACGCCGACTTGGGTTTGCAAGAATATGACAGACATAGCCGAAAACGACCTGAAGGGCGAGGATTGGAAGGAGCACATCAACAAGACTTGTCTTGAAGTCACCTGTGGCGAAGCACCGTTCCTGACAAGCCGATACGACACCACAACAGGGCAGATGATTGCCGTGCCTGACAGAATCGGTCTGCTGGATAGGAAGCTGAATGTTTTGGCAGAGCAGTTCCATGACTACGATATGTGGATGTGCTGGGCAATCAATGCCTACGCATCGACATACGGTTATGAGTGGCAGGGAGACAATCTCTTGCTGGCAAGGTGCAACCTGTTCCTGACGCTGATTGAAAATTTTAGGTATCGGTTTGATGCTGAAAAGCTGGAAATTGGCTTCGTGCCCATTTTTCTTGATTGCATCGCAGACACTATCTCATGGAACGTCTGGCAGATGGATGGGCTGAAAAAGACTGTGCCTGGCACGGACATTCCCTGCAAAATCAAAGACTGGAAAGCTGACAAAGAAATCTTGTTCAAGGATGTTGGGGAGGAAAAATAAAATGAGCAGTTCCGTAGAATATGCAAAATCAGAACTTGCACGTATTACAAAAGACGGAGACGGGTTGCAGGATGCAATTAATAAGAACATCCTTGACATTATTGAACTTTTTGCAAGTCAAGGACACGGTGAAATCTCTGCTGGATACGTAATATCCGTTCTTGAACGTCTTTTACGGTTCAAGCCACTTACTCCGCTGACTGGCGAAGATGATGAATGGACGGACGTGTCGCATGAAATTGGGCAGAAGCATTTCCAAAACAAACGATGCTCAAGCGTGTTCAAGACCACTGATGCACAAGGTAACACGATTGAAGTATATGACATTGACGCAATCGCTTATTCTGACAACGGTGGTCTTACGTGGTTTGCAAGTAGCCGCTTTCGCAAAAACGTGACGTTCCCCTATGAGCCGCCTACGCACCCGGAAAAAATCTATATCGAATACACGGAAGATGTTCCGCTTGGATGGTCTGGAGACAAGTATGAGATTATCACTGACGATAAGGAGCGTATCGAAGCATTGAGGGCTAAGATGCAGAAGAAATTTGGCAAAAGGAGCAACTAATGCAAACTGATAGAGGAATCTACCACAAGCGAGTATGCGACCGCTGCGGAGCAGTTCTGGGCAGCAGGGTGATGAACCCTGACGAATACTTCAAGGACTGGGCGTGGCGTAGGGACACAGGCGACCTTTGCCCGGAGTGTTATGAGGAGTACAAGCGAGTAATCGAACGGTTCAATGTCAACAGAAGAAGAAAGAGATGGGAGAAATAATGGATGTTTACTGCACCACCGAACATTGCTCTTGCATGGGCATCAAGCAGTTCTCTGCTGGCAAGGCTATCCGATGCGCAGCAGAATCCTGTAAGAACAAATCTGAGCCGTCCTGCGGCTCTTGCAAATGGTACGCGGAGCCGGAGGGCGTGTGTGTGAACGACCAGTCAGAACACGTTGCAGACTTCGTGTGGGACGAACGTGGATGCAAGGAATGGGAGAAGAAAGATGAGCGAAAGTAATGTAATCAGGCTGGGCAATGGCATTCTACTGGACAGCAAAGGGAAACTTTTATGCCAAACTTTGGACAAGTCCTGCTCCACCTGTAAATGGCACGATAGCTTCTCTTGGGTCTGCTACAACGGTCTGTCGGAGCGCAGAGCTGATTTTACAGACCCGGAAGATGTGTGCAAAGAATGGGAGAAAATAGAAAATGAGCTATGATATTTCACTGTGCGACCCAGTAACGCACAAACCGCTCAAAGCAGATAGTACGCATTTTATCGCTGGTGGTATGCGCGCTATGGGCGGTACAAAAGAACTGTGGCTCAACGTCACCTATAATTACGGTCACTTCTATTATCAACCGGAAGTGTTTGGTGAGAACGGCATCCGCTCCATCTATGGCAAAACAGGCGCAGAGAGCATTCCGATGCTTGAAAAGGCTATTTCTGCACTAGGTGACGATGTGGACGATAGCGACTACTGGAACGCCACAGAAGGCAATGCAAAACGTGCGCTGTACGGACTGCTGGCGTTTGCAAAAATGCGCCCGGATGGTGTA